CCACCCCTGATCGGCCGGCCCCGCGCGCTTCCACCCCCACGGCGCTCGGGGCCGGTCCCCTTCCCGCTCCCAGGAGAGCACCGTGACGACCCCACAAGGCGACCGTCGACTCACCACCCTGCAGCGCCGCCTCGTCATCGCCGTCGCCGCCGGATCCGCAGCGATCGCAGCGATCGGATTCCTCGGCTCCTACACCGCCGTCCGCCGCCTCGCGCAGGCGAAGGGGTTCGGCGCCTTCGCCATGGTCTTCCCGATCGGCATCGACGCCGGGATCCTCGTGCTCCTCGCCCTCGACCTCCTCCTCACCTGGCTGCGCATGCCGCTCGCCATGCTCCGCCACACCGCATGGCTCCTCACCACGGCCACGATCGCCTTCAACGGCGCGGCCGCCTGGCCCGACCCCATCGGCACCGGCATGCACGCCGTGATCCCGCTGCTGTTCGTGGTCGTCGTCGAGGCCGCCCGGCACGCGATCGGCCGCACCGCCGACATCACGGCCGGCCGCCACATGGACTCCGTCCGCATGGTCCGCTGGCTCCTCGACCCGATCTCCACGTTCCGGCTGTGGCGGCGCATGAAGCTGTGGGAGCTGCGCTCCTACGACGACGTGATCCGGCTGGAGCAGTCCCGGCTCATCGAGCGCGCCCGGCTCCGCGCCCGGTACGGCCGGCGGTGGAGGAGCAAGGCTCCGGTCTCAGCGGTCATGGCGTTGCGGCTCACCCGCTACGGCCGGACCCTGGCCCCGGTGAGCGGTGTCCTCGACATCGAGCACGCCCCAACGGGGACCCCGGCGATCGAGTCGAGCACGTTCGAGACCGCAGCCAACCAGGCGATCACCGTCGCCACCGTCGAACCCCCGGCTACACCTGAGGACGGCCTGTCCGGACACTCGGACACCGAAGCGGACACCACCCCGGACGCAGCCGGACAGCCGGACACCGAGGCGGACACGGCGTCCGGACAAGAGGACGAGACCCCCAACGCTGGCGCTCTGGCCAGCCCGGACACGCGTCCGGACAGTCCGGACCCGCTGTCCGTCCTTGCCGAGGCGGCGGCGGGACCATCCGAACTCGTCCGCGCTCTCGCCACCCACGGAGTCCCGATGAACGACCTCGTGTCCGAGGCTGTCCGGCTGCGTCCGGACATGGTCGCGGACAGCATCCGCCGCACCGCCAAGCGGCTCGAAGGCACGGGGTTCTACCCATGATCCTCGCCATCCTCTGGCCCATGGCCGCGCTCCTCGCCGCCGTCGGCCTCCACGCCGTAGCCCCCCGCCGCGCCCCACTGCTCTACCTCGGGCCGGCCGCCTGCACCGTTGCCCTCATCACCCTCGCCGTGGCCTCCGTCACGGCCATCTGGAGCCCCTGACCATGACCTACGTGACCATCGGCGGCGTCACCATCGGCGTCAGCATCCTCGCCTGGACCCTCGTCCAGTGGTGGCCCGGCCAGAAGGCCATCCGCTCCGACCCCCTCCGCCAGGCCGGCCGCCTCCTGCCGTTCCTCGCAGCCTGGACGTACGGCTGCCTCATCACCCTCGGCGTGGGAGGCCTCATCGGCTGGATCGGCGACACCACCCTGTGGATCACCAACTGGCTCGGAGACGCAGCCCTGATCTGGGGTGTCGGCGGCCAGTCCGGCCAGCACAACTCAGGTGCCACATACGTGCCGTTGTCGCAGACCGGCGGGGGAGTGGTGCTGATCCTGAGCGCCACGATGATCGCCGCGATGAAGAAGTCCAAGCACGGCAGCGCCCTGAAGATGGGCACCTGGTGCGGGATCACGCTCGGCACCAGCGCGGGCGTGGCCGGGTTCGCGGCGGCACCGATTGCGGAGGCCGCGAACTGGCTCGGTGACAAGATCTACGGGGCGTTCTGATGAGCGACGAAACCGAGCAGGAGCCCGTCGAGCAGGACACCGAGGAGGCGGGGGAGCCGAGCCGGATCGGCGGCGCGATCGTCGCCCTGGTCCTGGTTGGCGTCGCTGTCCTCGTCATGAAGGCGGTCATCACCGCGGTCCCGTACGTGGCGTACTTCGTGGCTGGCCTGCTGGTCTGCCACGGCTGGCACCGGCTAGGGGCGTGGCGTGCAAGACGGCGCGACGGACAGACGGAAGACGAGGCCGACGAGGAGGAGACGCCGGACGTCGTCGATGCTCTCCAGCACCTCGGCCGCGGCGGGAACAGCGTCCTCCTCACGCAGCTCCGCAAGCGGCTTCGGGTCGCCGACACGAAGGCCGTCAAGGCGCTGCTGAAGGACGAGGGGATCCGCGTCCGGGCGGGTGTGCGCACGTCTGCCGGGAATGGGCCTGGGGTGCATCACGAGGACATACCGGCCCCTCCCCCCGAGGTTGAGAGTGGTCATGGTGAGGGTTGTTGTTGCACGTCAGAGCCGACAACACCAACGCCAACAACGGGTGCGGAAGAGGGGCCGGGAGAGGGGGTGGCTGTAGAGGCCATCGGCCAAGCAGGCACCCTCATCCGCGACCGCTCCGCAGCCCAGCGGCGCCACACCGTGAAGTAGCCGACACCACGCGAGAGCCCCGCCGCGAACCCCTCCCGCGGCGGGGCTCTCGTGCGTCACCATGGCCGTATGCCCGCCTCCTTCACCTTCCACGGCGACGACAAAGACATGACCCTCGACGAGCTCGGCGACTTCGTGAAGCAGGCGCGACGCGCCGGCGTCCCGGGCGACAACCCGGTGCGGGCGGAGCTTTCGACGTCGGGGAAGATCAAGGAGGTTGAGGTCGCGTTCGACGAGGACGACGCCTGACGGCCTGCCACACTGGAAGTGCGCGCCGGGTAGTGCCTGGCACCCCCTGATGAAGGCCCACCGTGCAACCCCCGTCGCGGTGGGCCTTCGCGCGAGAGGATGAGCGCATGGACGACCACCCACTACCGCTCAGCGGGGCGCAGGCCATGGCGTTCACGCAGGCCTTCGACGACCGCCAGACCTACATCAGCGAGCAGCCCGGGCGCGTGCGGATGCGGGTCGGGTTCGAGGAGTCCGTGCCGTACCCAGGCTGCCCGTACTGCTGGCGTGACGCGGAGCAGGTGCAGTGGCATGTGCTCGCGCACGAGACGTGGACGATCGTGAAGCCATGCGGGCACTGGTTCGTGACGGAGCGCCCGGTTATCGTGCACCGCCACGAAAGCGGCTGGGAGACATTGCAGGAGTGGCTGCCGTAGCCTCCGTTCCTCGTGCTGTACGCACTCCCCGCGAGCGGATCCTCCCTCATTCCCGGGCCGGGTGTCGGTGCCGGCGGCTACGATCCCCGGCATCTACGTCCTTGGGGGGACCATGCGCCGCACCACTGTTGTCTGTCTGCTCGCTGCCTGGCTTGCGCTCGCCGGATGTTCGTCGGGGAAGTCGTACGACGACACGGTCAAAGACTGTGTGGCCGCCTTGAAGGCGCGCCCGGAGGGGGACAAGGCCAAGCCGGAGGCCTGCGAGGACGTGAAGGAGGACGACTACACCACGATCGTCATGGGGATGACGATCGACGATATGGGTGTGGTGGACGATGACGGGAACGTCGATATGGACAAGCTGCTCGACGAGGCGACCGCGACGCCGTAGCCCGGGGTGCCGAGTGGCCCCGCTCCTCTGCTGAGGGCGGGGCCTTTGTCCTTCCCTCGCACTCCTCAGTGCACCTAGTTGCAAAACCGCCGATCATGCCGCACCATGGCCGCAGATCTGGCATGCCCGGAACCAGGCAAGCCACCTCGAGCAGGGACGCCGCCGACAGGCGATCGGCTATTCGCCCGTGCTGGCCAGCACCGGTTCGAATCCGGAACGGCGGCGCTCCCCGGAACCAGAAGGCACGCGGCAGGCATCATGTCTCCCGTACGCCAACGTTCCAGGGGGGAACATGCGCATCCACCGCCTCATCGCCATCGCCGCTACAGCACTCGCGCTCGCCGCGTGCACGCCCACCGAGGACAGCGGCAGCAAGAGCAGCGACCCGAAGCCCGCCAGCGGCAAGCCGGCCGATCCGAAGAAGCTCGACGACGCCGGCCAACGGGCCTGCGACGACTTCGCCCACGGCTACAACGACGGCGCGAACACCAAGACCGAGCGTCTCGACCTCGCGCACAAGGTCAACGAGTCGGCGCGCGGATCGAAGACGGACCGCATCGCCGACACCGGGCACGTTCTCGCGAACGGGGCGAACGGCAGCGCGAGTGCCTGGCAGCTCGGCGCGGACACCTTCGCTCAGGCCTGCTTGGATGCGGGCTGGAAAGCCTGACCCACACTCACAGACTGGCCCGGCCGTGAACCCACCCCGGAGCGGCCGGGCCTTTCCACGCCCCGCCGGAGGTGACCCCCGTGGCCGTACGCAAGGACATGCGCCTCGTCACCGACGAGGAGAAGGCCGAGATCATCCGCCTGCACGGCGAAGGCCTCGGCCGGAACGAGATCGCCCGCCGAATCCGCCGAGCCCAGCGCACCGTGAGCCTTGTGGTCGCCGCCGAAGGCCTCGTCTTCGACGTCACCCAGACCGAACAGGCCACCCGGCACCGCATCGCTCAGCTCGCCGACCGCCGCTCGATGCTCGCCGAGGCGCTCCAGGATGACGCCGAACGGCTCACAGAGCAGCTGTGGCAGCCAGCCAAGGTCTTCAACATCGGCGGCAGCGCGAACAAGTACACCGAGCAAGAGGTCGACGAGCCGCCCGCGGACGCGAAGAAGTCGCTCATGGCCGCCGCGGGGATCGCGATCGAGAAGTCGCTGAAGCTCGTCCCGCCGGAGCGCGAGGACTTGGAGGGCCTGGCAGCTGTCGACCAGTGGCTGAGGGGGATGATGCCCGGCGCCGAGTGAGAGGGGGCGGACGATGTTCACTCCCCTCGCCGGTAAGGCGCTTCGGGCAACCCAGCTGGCCGCCGCGCGCGGGAACCTGTGGGAGGGCGCGGTCCGGTCCGGCAAGACGATCGGCTCGATCATGGTGTGGCTGAAGTACATCCGCACCGGCCCGCCCGGCGCCCTCCTCATGGTCGGCAAGACCGAGCGCACGCTGAAGCGGAACATCATCGACGTCATCGAGCAGATGATCGGCAAGAAGCGCTGCGTCTACCGCGCGGGCGTGGGCGAGGTCGTCATCTTCGGCCGCACGATCTACGTGGCCGGCGCGAACGATGAGAAGGCCGTCGACAAGATCAAGGGCCTCACCCTCGCGGGCGCCTACATGGACGAGGTCACGACCTACCCCCAGACGTTCTTCCAGATGCTGGAGACCCGCCTCAGTGTTGAGGGCGCGCAGTGGTTCGGCACGACGAACCCTGAGGGCCCGAACCACTGGCTGAAGAAGCAGATCCTCGACCGGGCCCGGCTGCACGTGCGCCGCGACGGAACGCTCGTCGAGTCGCAGGATCCGAGTGCACTGGACGTGCACCGCTTCAGCTTCGTCCTCGACGACAACCCCAGCCTCCCGACCGCGTACGTCGCCTCGCTGAGGCGGTCGCACCAGGGGCTGTTCTTCCGCCGATACATCCTCGGCGAGTGGTGTCTGGCGGAGGGCGTCATCTACGACGCCTTCGACGAGGCGCGGCATGTCGTCGACCTGCTGCCGGAGATCACGCGGTGGATGTGCGTGGGCCTGGACTACGGCACGGTGAACCCGTTCGCGGCGCTACTGATCGGGCTCGGCGCGGACAGCCGGATGTACGTCGCGTCGGAGTACCGGCACGATTCGCGGACCGCTCGGAGGCAGTTGACGGACGCGCAGTACAGCGTGGGCGTGCGGCGCTGGCTGGCGTCGTACGAGCACCGGGGCACGAAGGGCGTCGCACCCAACTGGATCTTCGTAGACCCATCGGCAGCCTCGTTCATGACCCAGCTGTGGTCTGACGGCATGCCCGGCGTGGCCAAGGCGGACAACGAAGTGAAGGACGGCATCCGGTCGGTGTCCACGGCGTTCGGCGAGAACATCCTGTCCATCCACCGCTCGTGCACAGGGCTCCTCGAAGAGCTGCCGGCGTACGTGTGGGACGAGAAAGCCTCGCTCAAGGGCGTGGATCAGCCGCTGAAGGTCGACGACCACAGCGTGGACGGTTTGCGGTACGGGCTGCACAGCTCGGTGAATGAGTGGCGGCATCTGCTGCCGGTGACGAGCCTGGAGGTGGCTGCCTGATGGGCACAGAGGTCACGATGCCCGTGTTCGTCCGCGTCGGCGACACCGAGGCGCAGTGGGGAACGATCACCTTCACGGATGAGGACGGCCCGCTCACCGAGTCCACGATCTGGCGGGAGATGGCGCCCTTCCTCCGGGCAGTCGCCGACCGCATGGAAAATCCGGCCGAGACCGGCGAGGGGGTGGACGATGCCGCTCCCGAGTAAGAACACCCCTTGGCCGCCTATCCACCCCGCCATCGCCGCCGACATGGCCGACTGGCGCGCCTGGTTCGCCGCCAACCCCGACCGGTTGTCGTATCGCTACCTCAACCGGCACCGCGACAACGGACGCTTCGGCCAGATGCAGAACCGGCCCTCCCAATACCGGGGCGGCATGGTCGGCCGCGTCGCCCGCTGGTTCTGGGGCGAGCCCACCCCGCTCGGTGAGAAGCGCGCCAACCTCCACATGCCGCTCGCCCGGGACATCGCCCGCACCTCGTCCGGCCTGCTCTACTCCGAGCCACCCACCCTGAAGGCGGAGAACAAGGCCACCCAGGAGCGTCTCGAAGAGCTGATGGACGTCGGGATGAAGCGCACCCTGATCGGCTCCGGCGCGGTCGGCTCAGCAATCGGCGGCTCCTACCTGCGGATCGTGTGGGACGACGACATCAGCGACCGCCCGTGGATCTCGATGGTCCAAGGGGACGGCGCGCACCCCGAGTTCGCGTACGGCGAGAGGCTCCGCGCGGTCACGTTCTGGACGGTCCTCGCCGTTGACGGGCAGAAGGTCGTCCGGCACCTGGAGCGGCACGAGCCGGGCGTCATCCTGCACGGCGTGTATGAGGGCACCGAGCAGAACCTCGGCAAGCAGATCGACATGGGCGCCTTCGCGGAGACGAAGAACCTCCAGCCCGCCCGCACACTGCCGATCGGGAAGCGACTCGCCTGCACGTACATCCCGAACACCATGGTCGCCCCCGACTGGGACGACATCCCCGGCGCGGCCGGGCTCGGAACGAGCGACTACCAGGGCGCGGAGACGTTCCTCAGCGCGGTCGACGAGACGTGGACGTCGTGGATGCGGGACATCCGCCTCGCCAAGTCCCGGATCATCGTCCCGGCCGGCTACCTCCACTCGAACGGGCCCGGCATGGGCGCGGCGTGGGAGGACCACGAGGTCTTCGCGCAGATGAACATCCCACCGACCGCCGACCAGTCGATCACCCTGAACCAGTTCACGATCAGGCACGAGGAGCACCGGGCCACGATCGAGGAACTCGTGGGCAAGGTGATCCGTAACGCGGGCTACTCCGGCGGCACGTTTGGCGACGACACGGATGGGCCGGCCGCCACTGCGACGGAGATCAAGGCTCGTACGGCGCGCAGTATGACCACCCGGGCGGAGAAGGCCGAGCTGGCGGCGACGAGGATCGCCGACGTCGTCGAGGTGCTCCTCATGCTGGAGGCGTCCGGCATGTTCCCGGGCGTGGCTGGCGTTGAGGTCGAGCGGCCCGACGTCGTCTTCCAGGACTCCGTGCAGGACGACATCAAGACCCTGGCCGAGACGGCGGCGCTGCTGCAGCAGGCGGAGGCCGCGTCGACCGAGGCGAAGGTGGCGCTTCTGCACCCGGACTGGGACGAGCGCGAGCAGCTGGAGGAGGTGACCCGGATCCAGAAGGAGACGGGGCGCCTGGTCGAGGATCCGCTCACGCTCGGCGCTGACCGCCCGCAGTTCGGTGCGCAGGACGGCGAGGAGCCGACTGACGAGGGCGACCCGGCGGGCACAGCCTCCGAGGAGTAGCGGGGAGGCGGTATGCCGGTCAGCCCCGACATGGCCGAGGACCTCGCGGCCGCCGTGTCCACGCTGTACGAGCAGGCCGAACTGGCCCTCATCGAGAAGATCGCAACGGCCCTCGCTGCCGGACTCGACTCCCCGCTGTGGGCCAGCCTGAAGCTGAACGCGGTCGGCAGCCTGCGCACGGCGATCGAGGACATCATCACCGCGCTTCAGACTGACGCGTCCGGCGCGATCCACCGGGCTGTCTCGGAGGCGTACGGCCGCGGGACGCAGGCTGCTGTCGCCGAGCTCGGCGCGCTCGCCCCGCACGTAGCGTTGATCCCCGCGGGCACGCGCACGGTGGACAGGCTCGCGGGCGCGCTCGTACAAGAGACGGGCCCCGTCCACATGCGGATGCTCCGCACCGGCCTCGACGTGTACCGGCAGGTGATCGCCGAGGCCACATCAGCTCCCCTCCTGGGGGCAACGACCCGCAGGGAGGCGGCGGGGAGGGCCCTGGCCCGGTTCGCGAACCGTGGAGTGACGGGATTCGTGGACCGGGCCGGACGGCCATGGAACATGACCTCGTACGTGGAGATGGCCACCCGGTCCGCGCTCGGGCGTGCGGCAGTGGACGCGCACACGGAGCAGCTGGCGGCGGCCGGAGTTGACCTCGTCATCGTGTCGGATGCCCCGGAGGAGTGCCCGCGCTGCAAGCCGTGGGAGGGCAAGGTGCTGCGCCGCAGCGGCCCCTCCGGACCGGACACCGTCGAGGTCCAGCACACCACCCAGGACGACCGTACGGTCCGCGTCCGCGTGGCCGGCAGTCTCCCGGAGGCCCGCGCCGCAGGGCTGTTCCATCCGAACTGCCGCCACAACGTCAGCGCGTATCTGCCCGGGGTGACGCGGCCGCGACCGAAGCCGCCGTCGAGGGCGTCGTACGAGCAGTCGCAGCAGCAGCGGTATCTCGAGCGGCAGGTCCGCAAGTGGAAGCGCGAGGCTGCCGGGGCGATCGACGACGCGAAGAAGACCCGGGCGAATGCGAAGGTCCGCGAGTACCAGGGCCGCATCCGCGAGCTGGTCGGGGAGACCGGGCTGCCGCGCAAGTCCCGCCGCGAGCAACTCGGCGCCGCGCGCTGACACAGACTTCCGCCCGCCTGGTGCGGGCGGAGCACCACCGATCCGCCAGGCGCGGGTCACTCCTGAGCGGCCCGCCAGGCGCAGGCCGCAACGCACCACCCACCGGGACCGCCAGGCGCGGCCCGAACCCACATGCCCGCCAGGCGCGGGCGACCACAGCCCTGGAGGGCGCAATGCGGAAGAAGACCCTGCCCCGACTCGCAGGCACCGGCTGGGCACACCCGTACGGCCACGGCCCTTTCTCCCCGTTCCTGTACGCGGACGGAGGGGACGGCGGCGGCTCCGGATCCGGCAGCGGAGACGGCGGTGACGCAGGCGCAGGCGATGGCGGCGGCTCCGGTGACGGAGGAGGCTCCAGCAACGGAGACGGCGGCCAAGGCTCCGGCGACGGAGGCGGCCAGGGCAAGGACGGCCAGGGTGACGACCTCTCAGCCACCGTGAAGCGGCTGGAGAAGGAACTCGCCGACGCCCGCCGCGACGCGGGTAAGGCGCGCACCGACGCCAAGAAGCAGGCCGCCGACGACGCCGTCAAGGCGCTCACCCAGCAACTCGGCAAGGCGCTCGGCTTCGTCAAGGACGACACCCCGCCCGACCCGAAGGCCCTCGCCGACGCGATCGCGCAGAAGGACACCACGATCGGCCAGAAGGACGCGGCCCTGCGCGCGAAGGACGTCGAACTCGCCGTCTGGTCGCGGGCCGACAAGCTCCAGGCCAAGGCCGGCGCCCTCCTCGACTCGCGTTCGTTCGTCGCTGCGATCGCCGAACTCGACCCCTCCGACAAGGGCTTCAACGACGCGCTCGACAAGGCCATCAAGGAAGCGGTCGACGGCAACAAGGCCGCCTTCGCTGTGACCCCGCCCGCGGGGAAGTCCGGTGCGGACCTGTCCGGCGGCACCCGCGAAGGCTCGGCCAAGCGCTCCGGGTCGCTCGCAGGGGCGATCTCGAATCACTACGGAAACTGACCTCAGGAGTACCCCATGCCCGTGACGCTCGCTCAGGCGCAGCTCAACACGACGGCGGACATCGACTTCGCCGTCATCGACAACCTCCGCCGCAACTCGTGGCTGTTCAACAACATGGTCTGGGACGACACCGTCACCCCGGGCACGGGCGGCGCCGCGCTGACCTACGGCTACACCCGGCTCCTCGCCCCGTCCATGGCGTCGTTCCGGCGGTTCAACGAGGAGTACGTCCCCAACCAGGCGACCCGCGAGCGTAAGACGGTCGAACTCCACCCGCTGGGTGGATCGTGGACCGTGGACCGCAAGCTCGCCCGGCTCGGCCCGGCACAGTCCAACGAGACCACCTTCCAGCTGGCGCAGAAGCTCACCAGCATGCGGACGCGTTTCCAGCAGGAGCTGATCCTCGGCGACACCGCAGTCGACGACACCGGGTTCGACGGTCTCGACAAGGCCCTGACGGGTCAGTCCACGGAGTACCTGCCGCTCGCCGAGGGCATCACCACGGGATACCTCGACTGGTCTCCGGCGACGGTGACCACCGAGGACATCGCCATGAGCGCGTTCGACGCGTTCGACGACTTCCTCTCCCGGATCATGGGCTCGCAGACCGGATCCGGTGACACTGGCGCCGACGGCTCGGTCCCCGCCGGGGTCAAGGCGGTACTCGGCAACACCAAGTCGATCAGCCGCATCAAGTCCCTGGCCCGCCGCGCCTCGCAGTTCACCAGCGAGCGCAACGACCTTGGCATGCTCATCGAGCGGTACGGCGACTGGGTCCTCGTGGACCTCGGCGACCGCGCCGACGGCTCCGCCCCGATCATCCCCATCCGTTCGGCGGACACCGACGGCGGCGGCGCGGGCGGCGTCATCACCGGCCTGACCGACATCTACGCCGTCAGCCTCGGTCTGGACGCCTTCCACGGTGCCGCGATGGCGGGCACCCCGCTCGTCGAGACCTACCTGCCCGACTTCACCCAGCCCGGAGCGGTCAAGTCCGGTGAGGTCGAGATGGGCCCGGTCGCGGCCGTCCTCCGCAACACCAAGAGCTGCGGCGTCCTGCGCAACGTGAAGGTGCGGTGATCAGCGTGACCAAGTTCCGGATCGAAGCCCCCGTCCGCTCCTTCAGCGGCGAGTCCGTCGGGGTGTCCTTCAACAAGGGCACCGGCTACGTCGACGACTCGACGAAGGAAGGCCGCGCGGCCATCGAGTACTTCCGCCGTCAGGGCTACGGCCTCTTCCCCGCCGACGAGGCCACCGAGGACGCCACCGAGACCGGCTCGGACGTTGACGCACTGACGAACCTCGGCCACGGCTCCGCGCCGTCCGTCGGCTTCGGCATGGGCGTCCAGACGGAGCCGCTCACCCCGGTCGACTACGACCCGTCCAAGCACAGCCAGGACGAGGTGATCGCCTACCTCGACGCCTCCAACGACGAAGAGGTCCAGCGCATCAAGGCCGCCGAGTCCGTAGGCAAGGACCGCAAGCAGATCGCCGCCTACGAGCGGAAGACAACCCCCGCCCCGCAGACCAGCGGTGACGACCAGAAGGGAGCCGAGCAGTGACACTCCTCGGCACATTCAAGGGGAACCCCCGCAACGACCTCGGCTGGCTCAACAGCGCCGGCCGTCCGGACCCGGACGTCACCTTCCACCGAACGAACCTGCCGCGCGTGGGCCTGGACGACGTCCCGGCCGCCGCGACCGGCGTCATGTGCTCGGTCGCCCTGTACCTCCAGGACGGCGACCTCATCGCCAACCTGACGTTCGTCAGCGCGGGCACGGCCGCCGGCACGCCCACGAACTACTTCGCGGCCCTCTACAGCGGGGCCGGGGCGCTGCTCGCGCAGTCCGCAGACCAACTCACCGCAGCGTGGGCCGCGGACACCGCGAAGACGTTCGCCCTCGCGACGGCGCAGAGGATCACCAAGTCGGGCATCTACTACGCGGCGCTGTCGGTGACTGCGACGACGGTGCCGACGCTGGTGGGCTCGCTCGGCGCGAAGCCCGTGCTGACCGGTGAGGGCAACCTCTCCCAGACGTCCGGCTCCGGCCTCACGGCCACCGCCCCGGCGACGATCGCCACTCCCGCCTTCAAGCGGCACGTGCCGCTCGTCATCGCGACCTGAGGGGGTTGAGGCATGGGACTCACTGGAGCTCAGCTCTCCGTCGCAGCGGCCGGCACGCTGACCGCGGCGCTCGACCTCGGCACGGGATCGGCGCCGCAGAACCTGGCCCGGTCCATGACCTTGGGCAACGGCACCGGGGCCGGGAACGCGGACCGGCTGTTCGCGGACCGGCGCACGCTGGCCGCGTCGGCGACCGAGGATCTCGACCTGGCGGGCGTGCTGCTCGACGCGTTCGGTGCGGCGGTCACGTTCGCCCGGATCAAGGGCCTGATCATCGCGGCGGCGGTCGGGAACACGAACAACGTGGTGGTCGGCGCGGCAGCGTCGAATCCGTGGGCCACGCTGCTCAGCGCCACCGGCACAGTGACGCTGCGGCCGGGCGCGTTCATCGCGGTCGGGACGGCGGCGACAGATGCGACCGGGTACGCGGTCACCGCGGCCACGGCCGATCTCCTGAAGATCGCCAACTCGGGTGCGGGCACGTCGGTGACGTACGACATCCACATCATCGGCGCGTCCGCGTAGCCGATCCATGTAGCGATCGGGGAGGCCTTCGGGCCTCCCTGTCGCATCCCCAGGGAGGAGCGCGCCCATGGGAAATTTGGTGTTCAACCGGGCACTCGGACGCTTGGCGGCCTATGCCGACCTGCCTACCCCGAACGATGCGTTTGTTCTGGTCCCGCTGGAGCTTGCAGGGCTGGAAACCGATGCTGTACTTCGCGACAAGGACACCCTTGCCGACGTGGTGTCGGGGGCAACGAACGAACAGGTCACCGTCGGGCGCAAGACCCTCGTCAACGTCACCGTCACCGTGGACGACACGAACGACCGTGTGGCCATCGACGCTGACAACGTCACCTGGTCTTCGCCCACCGGAAATCCGATCGGTGCAGTCGCTGTTTTCTACGACCCGGATACCACCACTGGCACGGATGCGGATCTGATTCCGCTCACCAAGGCCGATCTCTCCTGGTCTCCGGACGGAATCGCGTTCACTCTGAACATCGCTGATCTCTTCCGGGCCAGTTCCACCGGGTAGCGCCGTGGCCAGCTTCAGCGACAACTTCGGCCGCCCCGACGGGAGCCCCGGCGCCAACTGGGTTCTGGTCTCGGGTCCCTGGACGATCATCTCTCAGCAGCTCTCGGCGGGCACGGCGGGCGGCACCGTCGTCATCCGTGCCGCCACGGCGATGGACACCAGCGATCACTCGGCGCAGGTGACGATCGCCGCGACCACGTCCGCCAGTCAGGGCGTGTGGTGTCGCGGTGACTCCACCCTTTCGCAGGGCTATCTGTGGCGTAACAACGGCTCGGTCTGGGCGCTCTTCAGCGTCGTGGCCGGGGTGTTCACCAGCATCGGCACCTACAGCGCAGCGGCAGTTGCGGGTGATGTCGCGAAGATCCAGGCCGTCGGATCGACGATCAAGGGCTTCGTCGGCGGCGTCGAGCGCGTCTCCGTCGTCAATTCGGCCGTCACGACCGGCACGGGCACCGGCGTCCGCGCCGATTCAACCGGCGGGCTCAGGTTCGACGACTTCCTCGCCGCGGACGTGACCGCAGGCGCCACCCTCGGTGTCGCGACTGCAGCAGAGGCGGCCCAGCCGCTCACCGGAGCGAAGGCAGCAACCCTCGGCACCGCCACGGAAACCAGTGCCGCGCAGGCGCTCACTGGCTCCAAGACAGGCACTCTCGGCATCGCAGCCGCCCTCGAATCCGCACAGCCACTGACCGGCAGTAAGTCGGCAACGCTCAGCACCGCATTCGCCACCGAGACAGCGCAGCCTGTCACGGGAGCGAAGACCGCAGCTCTGGGCACCGCCGCAGCATCTGAGGCGGCGCAGCAACTGATCGGCAGCAAGCAGGCAACGCTCGCCGTCGCGGCAGAGACTTCCACAGCCCAGCCGCTCACCTTCGTCGGCCCGCAACAGAGGCCGGCCGACCGGCTCGCCGCCAGCGTGCCCGGTCCGGCCCTGACGGCGTCCACTCGCGGCCCGCTTCTGGTCGCGGTCAACAGCGGCCCGCGCTTGGCGGCCACCACGACGACAGGAGGCTGACCATGCCCGACGTGGGAGACTTCGTCACCGCAACGCTGACCGTGGACCCGTTCGACGGGACCACCGCAGCGGCGCTGCTGGTAACCCGGCCGGACGGCACCACGGCGAGCCCGGTCGTCACAGGCGCGGGCGGCGGGCAGACGTGGACGGCCCCGGTGACCTACACGCTGGCCGGGCTGTGGCGGCTGTCGTGGACCGTGACCGGGATGGGCGCCAGCGTCGAGCACGAGATCGTGTCCGTCGCCCCGGCCCCTGCCGTGACGGCGTCCGGGCGCGTGTACGCGACGACGACGCAACTCGCCAACACCCTCCACGCGGCACCCCCGTTGGACGCCGTGCAGCAGCTGGAGAACGCGTCGAAAGCATTGGACGACGCACTCCTGACCGCCGTGTACGACACCGACACCGACGGCATGCCCACCCACTCCGACGTGATCGCAGCATTCGCGGAAGCGGTCTGCTACATCGTCGAATGGTGGGGCGAGACCGGCGACCAGGTCGGCGCCCTCGGCGGCTGGGACTCCGTGTCGGCTGGCCCGGTCAGCCTGTCTGGCGGCTCCGGTGGCGCGGCGGGCACACCGATCGCAGCGGGGGCCCTTCCGCCCCGCGCGGCGGCCGTCCTGCACCGGCTGGACCCCGCCGTGTTCCGGCTCGGAGTCATCGGGGCGGGCTGCACATGGTGAGGCAGGTCCCGGCCTTCCTGCTACGGCACACGGTCACCGTCGAGGCCTACCAGGGCTCGACCAGCAGGGGCGATGTCTACGCGGCACCTGCTTCGGTGCGCTGCCTGTTCGACGAGACCACGAAGCAGGTCACCACACCGGGCGGCCAGAAGGTCACCTCCGGCTCGAACTACATCACCGGCCCCGACCACCGGCCCCCGCTGAACAGCCGCGTGACGCTGCCAGACGGCCGGATCACGAAGGTCATCACGGTCAGCCGCGTCGATGGCGCAGGGCTGCCAGTGCCGTCCAACACGCAGGTGTTCCTCGAATAGGAGGCGCGATCGTGGCGCGGAACTTCCGACTCCGATTCGACGGGACTACCGCGGCACGGCAGATGCGCGAAGGCGCCGTCCGCGGCTTGCAGTTGGCGACCGAGCATGTCCTTCAGCTGTCCAACGAGGTCGTCCCGCTGGACGAGTCGGAGCTGCAGCGCTCCGGGACCGCGAGCGTGGACGAGGCCTCGCTGACCGGGGTGATCTCGTACGACACCCCGTACGCGGTGCGCCAGCACGAAGAGCTGAGGTGGCGTCACGCCCCCGGCCGGACCGCGAAGTACTTGGAGAACAGCCTCAATGCGGCCCGAACCGAGGTTGCGGCGATCATCGCGGCCGAGATGAGGCGGGCGATGCGGTGACCTACACCAACGACCTCCTCAACGGAATCGCCGCCCTCCTCGACGCAGAGGGCGTCGGGGTGTTCCGCGAGGACGGCGTCATCGAGCCGGACGAAGTGGGCCTCTTCCGCGGCGTGATGCCCGACGAGCCGGATACGGCCATCGGGATCACCGACTACCCGGTCGCCGACGACGACACCACCAACGCGATCACCGGAGTCCAGTTCCGGATGCGTGCCGGCCGCGACCCGAACCTGATCGCCGAACTGGCGGACACCGTCTTCGGCCTGCTGCACAGCCGCCGCCACTACGAGGTCAACGGCGTCCACATCGAACTGTCGTGGCGGCAGTCGCAGGCCTGGATCGGCCAGGACCCGCAAGGGCGCATGGAACTGACCAGCAACTTTTACTTCCGGGCCGTGCGGTCCGGGGCCTACCTCAATGACTGAGAGGGATCGACATGACCACTCCCGTGACCGCACTCCAGCGCCGGTGGAAGCTGGACATTGACCTGTCCGCAGCCAAGGACGGATCGAACTGGAACACGGTCATCGGCGTGACGGACTTCAGCCCGTCCGCCGAGCCGAACATCGAGGACTCCTCCGACTACGACTCCGGCGGGTGGGCGGGCAACACCAAGACCGGGCAGGCGTGGGAAGCCAGCGTCACGATCAACCGGCGCATCAACGACCAGACGAAGGTCTACCACGTCACCCACGAGGCTCTCCGTGTGGCCGCGTACTCCTTCGGGTCTGCCTCGCAGGTCCACGTCCGCTACTACGACCGCGACGGCCTCCCCGAGGCGTACGAGGGCACCGCGCTGGTGACGTGGGCGCCGTCCGGCGGCGAGACCACCGCCCTGGACCAGGTCGAGATCACCCTCACGGGTGACGGCCCGCTGCTGCTCATCACGAACCCGGCGCCCTGATGGCAGGCGGCACGTTCGAGGCACTCGACGACTTCCTCGACGACGGAATCACCCTGCCCGTACGCGGCAAGGATGACGTGGTCCGCGAGTACCACATCGCAGACCCGTCCGCCGAGGCCGGGCTCAGGATCGACCGCATCACCACCCTGGCGGCTCGCCTGGCTGCCGGGCAGGCGGCACCGGAGCAGCCGGTCCTCGACGACGACGAGGAGCGGGACCTGTACCGGCTCTGCCTCGGCGACGCCTACCCCAGCCTTAAGGCCGACCTGTCCTGGTCCATGTTCAAACACGTCGCGCTCACCGTGATGTTCTGGATCACCGCCGACGAGGAGACCGCGCTGGAGTACTGGCGCACCGGCGAGGCCCCGGGAAAAGCGGGGAAGAACCGGGCGGAGCGGCGGCAGATGTCGCGCGCCTCCTCGGCAAAGGGTGCGGCGAACTCGACCCGGTCACCGGCCTCTACGAGTGGTACGAAGGCGGCGTCCAAGCGCCGAAGCAAGGGCGGGGGCGGACATCCCCGCCGCTCGATCTGAGCTGGCCCAAGCTGCTGGAGCAGTGGCTCCTCATCGAGGCCGACCTGCACGAGCGGTACGGCATCGACGTTGAGTCCGGCATCCTCCGCGACCGGACCTGGCGCTGGCTCCAGCTCCGCATCCTGGGCCTCCTCTCCACGGAGAGCAGGCTCCAGCGGCATTTCAACCCTCCCGAGGACCCCGCCAACACCCGACGGAGGTGAGCCATGGCGCTGACCGTGGGCGAGCTCAACGGCATCATCAGCATCGACGATCGCCAGGTGGACCCGGCCCTGCGCCGCGCCGAGAATGCCCTGCGGCAGTCCGGGCAGCGCATGGGCGACGATGCCGACCGCGCTGGGCAGCAGGCCGGGCAGCAGCTCGGCGACGGCATCGTCCGCGGCGCCGACGGCCAACTCCGAGACCTGCGGGGGAACGTCGTCACCGCCGTCCGCAGCGCTGGGAACGCTGCCACTCCGGCCGCCCGTCGTGCTGGTGAAGACGCCGGCGACGCTCTCGGTGACGGGCTCGCCGACGGGGCCGGAGACGGCGCCGATGCCGCGGTTGGCGAGGTGACCTCCAACCTGGACAAGCTGAAGACCGTCGGGGCCGGCATCGCCGCGACGGCCGGCGCCGCGATCGGCGCGGCGCTGGTGGGCGCCATCAGTGACTACATGGAGCAGGGGCAGATCGTCGGGCGCCTCGCCGCGTCGCTGGGGCAGACCCCTGCGGAAGCCCAGCGGTACGGGAAGCTCGCGGGCAAGCTGTACGCCGACGCGATCACGGAGGATTTCCAGAGCGCGGCCGACACCATCGGGGCGGTGATGGGTTCCGGCCTGATCCCGGCCGACGCCACGAACAAGCAGATCGAATCCATCAGTACGAAGGTCGCCGACCTGGCGAACACCTTCGACCAGGATCTCCCGGCGGTCACGAACGCGGCCACTCAGCTGATCCGTACCGGCCTGGCGAAGAATGCCGACGAGGCTTTCGACCTGATCGCGAAGGGCTTCACGACCAGCGCGAATAAGGCCGACGACTTTTTGGACACGATCAACGAGTACTCGGTTCAGTTCAAACGGGTCGGCCTCGACGGGAAAACGTCGATCGGCCTCATCAACCAGGCGATCAGCAAGGGTGCCCGCGACTCCGACCAGGTCGCCGACGCCATCGGCCAGTTCGGCGAACTGGCACTGGCGGGCGGCAAGGGAGTCGAGACCGCTTTCAAGAGCATCGGCCTGAATGCGGACACGATCCGCAAGAAGCTCCAAAAGGGCGGGAAGTCTGGTCAGGAAGCGCTCCAGCTGACCACGGACGCTCTGCGCGACCAGACGGACAAGCAGACCCGGCTGAACGCCGCCACGGCCCTCTTCGGGGACCCGGGCACCGTCATGGGCGACGCTCTTTTCGCCCTCGACCCCGCAGGCGCGGCGGCACAGGCCGGGATGGACAAGGCGTCTGGTGCCGCCGGGCGGATGGGCGACGCTCTGCGCGACAACGCGGGCACCAAGGTCGAGCAGTTCAAACGCGGGCTCCAGCAGGGGCTCGTCAACTTCCTTGGTTACACCGTCCTGCCGAAGCTGACCGAGGTGAAGGTCGCGGCCGGACACCTGTGGGATGACGCGGGGAAGGGCGGCAAGGAGGGCGCGGACCGGGTCATCTCGTTCTTCGGGATTGTCGGCCAGCGGCTCGTGACGAAGGCTCGGGAACTCGCGCCAAAGTTCATCGCTGGCTTGCAGCAGGCCGGGCAGGACGCCGCGAACTACATCCTGGCGAACCCCGAGTCTGCGCTGAAGATCGGCCTCATCGCCGCCGCGATCGCTGGCGCCATCCTGCTCATCCCGGTCCTGATCGCTGGCGCTCTCGCCTCCTCCGCCACGCTGATCATGGTCGGGTTCACCCGCAAGATGATCTCGGCGTTGAACGAAAACCTGCCCAAGTGGCTGGCCGCGTTCGGTAATTGGCTCAATGCGCAGACCGCGAAGATCCCCGGCATGTTCAACGGGCTCGGTGTCGCGATCGGCGGCTGGTTCGCTGGCCTGTGGTCGAGGTACATCGCGGGTCCGGTGAGCCGCCAGTGGAACCTCTTCCTCGGGACCGTGCGTGCCCTGCCGGGCAAGGCGGTGGGCGCGCTGGCCGCGCTCGCGCCGAGCCTGACCGGGGTGTCCAACCGTGCCTGGCAGCAGTTCGCGTCCGCTGCCGCTTCGAAGGCGACGTCGTTCATCGGCTGGGTGCGCGGTCTGCCCGGCCGGATCTCGTCCGGTGTCGGCTCCCTGGGCAGCCTGCTGTACGGCAAGGGCCAGAACGTCGTGCAGGGCCTGTGGAACGGCATCTCCAGCATGTCCGGGTGGATCCGCGGACAGTTGATGTCGTGGGCCCGCTCGGCGATCCCCGGCCCGATCGCGAAGGCCCTGGGCATCGCGTCGCCGTCGAAGGTGACGAAGGCTCAAGGCAGGTGGATCGCCCGCGGCCTGGTCGCCGGTCTGACCGGCAACACCAAGCAGGTCAAGTCCGCGGCAACCAAGCTCGCAGACATCGTCCGCGACTCCCTCAGCCCCGGAAAGCGTCGCTCCAAGGCGCTGAAGCTCATCAGTACGCAGTCCGGCGCGCTCGCCAAGCTCGCCACCCGTGAGGCTGCTCTGGCGACCCGGATGAAGGCGGCACAGAAGAAGGTCTCCGACCTGGTCAAGGCCCGCGACAAGCTCGCCGCGGACGTCAAGGCCGGAGTCCTGTCCGGGGCGGACATCACCAAGCAGGAGACCGGCGGCTGGCCGCAGACCGCCGAGAGCATCCTCGCCGGGCTGAAGGCCGACACCCAGGCTGCGCAGGTCTTCGCGAAGAACCTCGCGCTGCTGCGGAAGAAGGGCGTTCGCTCGGACCTCATCGCGCAGATCGCCCAAGCCGGAGTGGACCAGGGCTCGTCGGCGGCGGCCGCACTGGCGACCGCCAACAGCGGGCAGATCAAGCAGATCAACGCCCAGCAGAAGGCCCTGGTGACCGCAGCCGGGCAAGCCGGGACCACGGCGGGCAACGCGATGTACGGGGCCGGGATTCAGGCAGCGCAGGGCATCGTCAAGGGGCTCCAGTCCCAGCAGAAGGCCATCGACAAGGCCATGTTGAGGATCGCCAAGGGCATGTCGAAGGCGATCCGGGCCGCGCTCGGCATCAAGTCCCCGTCCAGAGTGATGGCGTTGGTGGGCCAGTACACGGCGCAGGGCCTCATCAAGGGCGTCGAGGGCCAGCGGTCCGCGGTCAACAAGTCCATGGCCTCCCTGGTGGAGACGCCGGCGGCCGGGTCGTGGGACATGGCGTCCTCGCGGGCCCGTGCGGCGGCCGCACAGAGAGTCGTCGTCGAGTTCCGTTCCCCGGCCCGCGGCGAGGACGCCTACCTCATGGGCCGCATGCGGCGCGGCGTGCAGCGCGTATCGGGCGGCAATGTCGAGTTTGCCCTCTCGGGAAGGAGAAACAACTGATGGCGTTCCCTCAGGATCCGCTCGGCGTGGTCACCGAGCTTCAGATCGGGACCACGATGACCGACGTCACCCAGCACGTCCTGAGTCGGAACGTCATCACGCACACCCGGGGCCAGACGGCGGAGGGGCAGGTCGCCGACCCGGCGTCCTGCTCCCTCACCCTGAGGTCCCCGGACGGCCTGTACAGCCCGCGCAACCCGCGCTCGCCGTATTACCAGCAGATCGGCCGCAACACTCCCGTCCGGGTGTCCGTCCACGCCGGGTCCACGTACCTGGCTGTGGACGGCGCCACCAGCGGCGTCTTCACCGTGGACGCTGCACCGCTGGACATCACCGGCGACCTCGACGTCCGCGCCGAGGTGCGCCTCGACGACTGGGCCCTGACTGCCGAGCTGGCTGGCAAGTGGGACTACCCCAACCAGAAGTCGTGGATGCTGCTCCTGTTCAACAGCAAGCTGTGGCTCTACACCAGCGCGGACGGGACCACCGAACTCCTCTCCGGATCGACCACCACCGTGACCGTCCCCGCCTCCGGCCGCCTGGCCGTACGGGCAACCATCGACGTCAACAACGGCGCAGGCGGCCGCACGGTCACCTTCTACACCGCCACCTCGATCGGCGGGACCTGGACCCAACTCGGCGACCCGGTCGTCACGGCCGGAACCACGAGCATCTTCGCTGGCACTGGACAGCAGTACATCGGAGCCGTCAGCACCATCTCCCTTCCGGATCCGATCGGCCGCTTCTACGCGGTCGAAGTCCGCAACGGGATCAACGGCACCGTCGTCGCCAACCCCGACTTCACCGCGCAGACAGTCGGCGCACCCAACTTCACGGACGGGGCCGGACGCGCCTGGTTCATGAGGAACGGTGGCACGCTCACCAACCGGCAGGTCCGCTTCGTGGGTGAGTTCGGCGACTGGCCGGCGGAGTGGTCCGGCCGCGGCGACCTCATCACCGTGGAAGGCGAAGCCGCCGGCATCCTCGAGCGGATGAACCAGGGGACGAAAGTCCTGGCCTCGACGCTGCGTCGGCGTATCCCCTCGTTCAACCCGATCGCCTACTGGCCCATGGAGGAAGGCTCCGACGCCACCACTATCTACAGCCCCATCGCTGGGGTGCGGCCCTTCAAACCGGTCGCGTTCAGCATGGCTTCGGACGACACGCTGCCGGGCTCGTCGCCGCTGCCGGCCCTTGAGGTGAACGCCTCATTCGTCGCGCAGGTCCCCACGGCGGCCGCCGGGCCGTGGCAGGTCGAGCTGGTGTACAACCTGGACGCGATGCCGGTCGCGACGACCACTCTCTTCGAGATCCGCACCACCGGCACGGCCCGCCGTGTACGGGCGCGCGTGGCCACCAACGCCATCACCATCGACGGCCTCGACGCCGACGGCAGCACGCTCTTCACCCAGACGACCACCGCTCCCAGCTTCACCGGCTCGTGGAATCGGCTCCAGATCAGAGCCGAAGTCAGCGGCGGCAACGTGACGTACTACCTGCTTTGGATCAACATCGGAGCCGGAAGCTTCCAGATCAGTTCGACCACCGCTGCCGTCCCGGGAAACGTCCTCGATGTCCGTTCGGATTTCGGCACGGGCCTCGACGGGATGCGTCTGGGGCATCTCGCCGTTTTCCCCGGCGCGCCGCTGGCGTTCAATCTGGCGGACCACGGTTTCAACGGGGAGACGGCCGTCGCCCGCATGACCCGCCTCTGCCAGGAGGAGGGAGTCGTCTTCCGCAGCGTCGGAACGGCGTCGGAGACCATGCCCATGGGTCCCCAGCGCCCGGACACTCTCCTCGCGCTGTTGCAGGAGTGCGCGGACGCGGACGGCGGGATCTTCGGCGAGGACCGGGACCGGGCCGGCCTGCGCTACCGGGCCCGCACGACCCTCTACAACCAGGAGCCGGGCCTGACGCTCGTCTACGGGCAGCCGGGTCTCGGTCGGCCGTTGACACCGGTCGATGACACCTCGACCGTCCGCAACGACATCACTGTCACACGGGAGTCCGGCGGATCGGCGCGCGCCGTCCTGGAGGAGGGACGCCTGTCCGTGCAGGCCCCGCCTGACGGGGTCGGACTGTACGACGAGGGCGTCACTCTGAACTTGTACGACGACGACCAGACCGAGCCTTCGGCGTACTGGCGCCTTCACCTGGGGACGTGGGACGAGGCCCGCTATCCGACCGTTACCGTCCGCCTGCACCGGGCGCCGGAGCTGATCGACGCCGTCCTCGGCATCACCGAGGGCGACGTCATTCGCATCACGGACCTGCCGGATTGGGTTCCGCCCGGGCCGGTGGATCTGCTGGTGCAGGGCTACACGGAGCGCATCGGCCTGCTCACGTGGGAGGTCGACTTCGTGTGCGTGCCCGCGGGCCCCTACTCGGTGGCCGTGCTGGAGGCGCTGTCCCTGGCGTGGGTGGACACCGACGGCAGTGAACTCGCCACGGCGGCCACGGACACCGCGTCCACGCTGGACGTGACCACCACCGACGGCGCGGTCTGGAACGCGGCCCCGTCCGAGACGCCGTACGACTGGACTGTCGGCGGGGAGGAGGTGCGGGTCACCGCGGGCGGCCGCCTGATCAACCCGAACCCGTTCTTCGACACCGACACTGCGGGCTGGGCCGTGTCGAACGGCACTATGGCCCGTTCCACGGCAGTCGTACACCCGCAGGGGATCGCGTCGCTGCTGGTCACACCGAACGGCTCCTCGGCCGCAGGCAGCGTGGACCAGACGCCCCGCTCCCCAGTTGGAAGCATCGTCCCTGGGGCGTCGTACCTCGCCTCGATGTGGGTGTACTCGCCGACCGGCTGGTCAGATCTGCGCCCGTGCATCGACTGGTACGACGCTTCGAACGGGTTTCTTTCCAGCGGCCTCGGCAGCGCCTTCGTGGTTCCGGCCGGGCAGTGGACGTACCTCCAGCAGACGCTTACCGCGCCGACGAATGCTTCCCGGGGCACGGTCCGGGGCAGGCACGGCGGCACGCCTGCGGCCGCGAACTTCTACTACGTGTGGGGTCTTCGGATCACGCAGGTGAAGGCGAGCTGGCTGCACGATGCCTTCGGCCGGACGGCCTCCAGCAGCTGGGGCACCTCCGACGCAGGACTCAGCTGGTCGACCTTCGGTGGCGCCGCAAGCGATTTCAACGTGGCCAGCGGCTACGGATCGCATGTTCTGTCGACGGTGGACATCACGCGTCGAACCGGGGTCGCCGCACCGCACGCCGACTTCGATGTGTACTGCGACGTCACCACCAGCGCGTTGGCCACCGGAGATTCCTTGTACGGCGGTCCAACGGCTCGCATGGTCGACGTGTCGAACATGTACCAGTGCAGGCTGGAGTTCACGACGTCGAACACGGTCAGCGTGTCCATCCGGCAGATCCTCGCCGGAGTCAACACCCTGATCGGGAGCAGCTACATCGTGCCCGTCACGCACGTCGCCGGGACGTTTATCAGGGTCCGCTTCCAGGGCCAGGGGACAGCGTTCCGGGCGAAGGCCTGGCCCGCATCCGGGCTGGAGCCGCCCTTCTGGAACATCGAGGGCACCGACGCCTCACTCACGGCCGCCGCGCAGATCGGCACCCGCTCTATCCGGGTCACCGGCAACACCAACGCCGCGTCGGTCGAGGTCCGGTACGACAACTTCGACCTGATCAACCCGCAGGTGATGTCCGTCGACCGGGCCCGCAACGGCGTCGTCAAAGCCCAGACGGTCGGCGAAGACGTGCGGCTCGCCCGACCCGCCATCGTCGCCCTGTAAGGAGAGGCCCTGTGCCTGATGTCGTCCAGCCGGGCACCCGGCTCACGAGCAACCTGCTCACCTACCGCTCGCCGTATGTGGTCGCGCACGCGTCCCTGACGACCAACTCGTCGACGATCAACTCGACGACCGAGGTCACCATCCTCACGACCGGATCGGTCACGTTCACCGCGGGCCGCGCCTATCGCTTCGAGTACCACGGCCTGGCCCAGCACACCTCCGTCAACGTCGCGGGCATCCTGTATCTGCGCTTCCACCGCGGGTCCGGAGCACTCATCCGCAATATCCAGAACATCGTGGCAGCCAACGAAGGAACCAATAACCGCAACACGTCGATCGACGTGGCGACCCTCGCCACCCCGACGGCCACGGTCACCGACACCGTCTATCTGACGGCCGCCCGGGATACCGGAGTCGCCACCACCTGGGTGATGGCGGGCACCGCCGGCACGCCCGGCCTGCTCACCGTCCACGACGTCGGCCCTGCCTCCGACTACCCCGGCATCACCACGTTCTCCTGAGGAGTCGTCACATGGCCTTCCCCACCGAATTCACCGTGGCGCCCGGTGGCGTTTCTTACGGTGTCGAGATCTACGAGGGCACAGAGGAGACCATCGGGTTCGGCATGGCCGTCCTGGAGACGAACCAGCTTCCGCTCACCGACTACCTGGAGCCGGTCTACCAGGGATTCGCGGACAACCTACGGGATACGGTCCTCGCGCAACTGCCGCCAGGACGCAAGGGGCGTACCTACCGAAGGTTCTTCATCGGCAACCAGACGGTCGTCACCGAGCCGGGCGAGCTGTACCCGTCCACGGGAAGCTGACCCACACGTCCCGCTCCTCACCGTCGCCCCGTGCCGTCCTGGCCGGGGCCTTTCTCATATCTGGAGGGCTCATGGCTCAGCAACTCACGCCGTCTGTCGGTCGGATCGTCCACTACGTCAGCTATGGCACGCCTGGCGGCGAGTACACCTCGCAGTGCCGGGCCGCGATCATCACGGCAGTCCACTCCGGCACCGAGGGGCGAGGGGTGTCGCTCGCCGTGCTGAACCCCGAGGGCATGTTCTTCAACCAGAACTGCTCGCACTATGAGCCGGACGGTGCGGGCACGCCGCCCGGCGGCTCCTGGCACTGGCCGGAGCGTGTCTGATGGCCATACCTCTGACCGCGACGAAGATGCTCACCGCGCTGAAGGCCGAGGGCCTCACCGTCCACGAGCACGCAGACTGGAAGACCCACAACCGCGACGTGGCGACCGGCAAGGCGTTCGGTCAGGTCATCGGGGTGCTCATCCACCACACGGCCGGACAGAACGACCGCGAGATCTGCTACAACGGCAGACCCGACCTCCCCGGCCCTCTCTGCCACGCCTGGCTCGGCAAGACCGCCGGACTGTGGGCCATCGGCAACGGCCGTACCAACCACGCCGGATCGGTCGACCTCGACGTCCTCAACGCCCTCCGCGACGAGAAGTCCCCGCTCCCGCGCGACGATCAGGCCAACGCCGACGGCAACGACGTGCTGTACGGCTTGGAGATCGAGAACCGGGGCGACAGCAAGGACCCGTACCCGGACGCGCAGTACCGGCAGGCTGTCCTGTGGGCGGCGGCGATCTGCCGGGCGCACGGCTGGTCGGAGAAGTCGGTCGCCGGGCACAAGGAGTGCCAGCCCGGAAAGATCGACCCGAGCTTCGACATGGACGACTTCCGCGCCGCCGTGAAGAAGCAACTCGCAACCAAGCCCGGCAACACAGCCACCACTCCGACGCCTACGCCGTCGAAGCCCAAGGTGGATCTGTCCCGGCTGGTCTCTGCGGCCAAGACCGACCCGGGCGCGAAGCAGGGCCACGTCACGTACATGGCCGGCACCAACCTCGCCGAGGCCGCTCTGGTCAAGCTCGGCTTCCTCGCGCGGACTTATGCCGGGGACGGCAGCTTCGGCACCACGACGGTCGCCGCATACGGGCGCTGGCAGCGGCATCTCGGTTACACCGGCGCCGACGCCAACGGCATCCCGGGCTCCAAGTCCCTCACTCAACTCGGCAAGACAACCGGGCTGTTCACCGTCGTCGCCTGACTCGGAAGGAACCGCACTATGAAGATCTTCGGCAGAGAACCCGTCGCGATCCTCGCGTTCATCGCCGTCGCCCTCAAGCTGTCCACCGCCTACGGCTTCGACGTCTCCGCGAAGGAACAGGCCGCCATCATGGTCACCCTGTCCTGCATCGTCGCCGTCGCCGAGGCGTTCATCCTCAAGACCGGCGCAGCGTTCGCCGCGATCGTGAACCTCGGCCACGCCGGACTCGCCCTATTCCTCGCCTTCGGCCTCCGCATGGACGCCGAGACGCAAGCCCTGTGGATGCTCCTCATCGAGGGCGCAGTCGCCTTCTTCGTCCGCCGCGAGGTGACCGCGCCCATCACCCAACTGCGGATCGAGCAGACCAGCCCCCTGGACCGCGGCTCGCACGCCCGGGCCGCCTGATCCTGCCCCAAGCACGCGCACGGGAGGTGGTATGGACGCCGCCATGGTCACAGCCCTCGCTGCACTGATCGGGGCACCAGTGACTGCGGCGGCGGCCATGTACGCCGGGCGCGGCAGCACGAGGGCAGCCCAGGAGGGCAACGCGGTGACGGGATTCAGCAGCCTGACGAACGAGCTCCAGGAGGAGCGGAAGGAACTGCGCGTCGAGCTGGGCAACGTGCGGACCGAGCTGAAGGCGAAGGACTTGGAGATCGCCCGGCTCCGTCTGCTGGTGCAGCAGTTGGGCGGCACGCCGTGACGGGCGTGCGGCGACAGAACGCCGCATCCCGGGCGCGCGCGTTGTGGGTACTGGCCATTGTGCTGTTCGTCGGCGGGGCGGTCGCAGTGGCGTGGCTGGTGGTGGAACGGGACCGTCTCTACGGCCAGCTGGAGAACGAGGCAGACCTTCGGGGCAACGCGGTGAGCACGCTCGCGGGCGACGTGCGGGCGCTGCGCCAGCAGGTGAAGGCTGAGGGGGCCACACCGGTGGCTCCGGACCCGTCGGCCGCCGTGTCGGACCTTCCCGCGCGGGCGGAGGTACCGGTGCCGATTCCGGGCCCGCCCGGACCGAGCGGTGCGCGCGGCGAGTCCGGCGCAACGGGGTCCGCAGGGAAGGACGGGACGAACGGCAGCCCGGGCGCGTCTGGCGCACCGGGCGCGGTTGGCCCGACAGGGCCTGCTGGCCCTCAGGGTGTACCGGGCGCGGCTGGACCGCAGGGTGAGCCCGGGCCAGCGGGTGCTCAGGGTGAGACCGGCGAGCGGGGCCCGGCCGGGCCGGCGTGCCCGGACGGGTACAACTTGCAGGCCCCGAGCTATGACCCGGATGCGTTGGTGTGTCGGCGAGATGGTGCTCCGGATCCGCCGGAGTCGCCAGGGCCGTCGTCGCCGTTGGCGGTGGGGGTTGATCCGCAGCGTCGGCTGTATGCGTAGGTGGCGTGCCCTTCTACCTGCCCGCGAACTCCCGCTGTGCTAGATAGAATTGGGGCATCAGTGAGCCCCCGGGTGCGGGAACACCCGAGGGCTCTGCGATCACCTGTGTAGGAGGTGCCGCGTGGCAGAGCGTAGTTGCTCCGTGGATGGATGCAACAACAAGCACGAGGCCAGAGGGTTTTGCCGCAAGCACTACCAGTCGGCTCGCAAGGCAGGCGAGGTCCCTACCCGTCAGAAGACTGAACTGGCCCTGGCCCACCGAATCACGAACGTCGATCTTCAGCAGCGGACGGGCACGTGCGCAGTGTGCGGCCCTGATACACCGATCCGCATCAGGGGCGAACGAGGGCACGAGTGCCGGATCAAGAGGGCCCGGTACCGAGGAAAGAGCACGCCAGAAAACCGGAGCGCCAGCAACCATCGTTCCAAGCTGAAGAAGTACGGGCTCACTGAGGGGCAGTACGACGAGATGGTGGCGGGTCAAGGGGGCCGGTGCGCCATCTGTGATGAAGTCGCCGAGTGCCTAGTCGTGGACCACGACCACGCTTGCTGCCCAACGCGGATGCATTCCTGCGGAAGGTGCGTTCGAGGGCTCCTCTGCCGGAGCTGCAATCTGGCCCTCGGGTATCTACGCGACCGGACAGACCTAGCCATCGCTGCCGCTCAATACCTTCAACGGAAGTAACCATCGCGCCCCCTCCCAGAGCGGAGGGGGCGTCTTTTTCATGCCCGGGGTCAGGCTGCCGGGACGATCCGGGCGCGTACGGCGGCCGCGTACTCGACGAGGAGCTCGCTGTAGCGGCGCCGCTCCTCGGTGGTGAGAGTGCTTCCGGCGCCAGCCCAGAGGGCGCGGATGTCGTCGTTGATGTCGGCCACCGAGCGCACGAAACCAGGGAGTTGAGGGTCGGGGGACATGCCCTCATTCTATCGACGACGCACCCCGCGCACTCATGCCAGCACCCGCCTATCCAGAGTCCTCACTCCGGACGGCGCCCGGTAGCCTGCCCGCATGATTCGCTCCGTGATCTTCGACGTCGGCGAGACAATCACCCGGGACGACCGGTACTGGGCAGCGTGGGCCGACTGGCTCGACATCCCACGCCACACGCTGTCCGCCCTCGTCGGAGCCGTCGTCGCACGCGGAGACGACAACGCGGAAGCCCTGCGCCTGATCCGCCCCGGCATCAACGTCCCCACCGAGTACGCCGCGCGCGAAGCCGCCGGACGCGGTGAACTGCTGGACGACAGCGACCTCTACCCCGACGTCCGCCCCGCCCTCGCCGCACTCCAGTCCGCCGGGATCCGAGTCGTCATCGCCGGGAACCAGACCGCCCGCGCCGGCGAACTGCTGCGCGCCCTCAACCTGCCCGCCGACGTGATCACTACTTCGGACGAACTCGGCGTCCCCAAGCCAGATCCAGAGTTCTTCCGCCGGGCACTCGCTGCAGCCGACGCCGACCCGGCTACCACCCTGTACGTCGGCGACCACCCCGCCAACGACATCCGTCCCGCACAGGCGGCCGGCCTGCGCGCCGTGCACCTGCGCCGCGGCCCCTGGGGACACCTGTGGGCCGACACCCCTGAGGCCGCCACCGCGGACTACCGCATCGACAACCTCCACGACCTCCTCAGCATCATCTCTTCCTGACCGGCCACCCCGCCCGCCGGGACGCCGCTACGGTGAGCAGCAGGACACGAGCACGGGGGCCCACATGTCGACACGGTCGGTCGGAGAGCGCATCGCCTACTACCGGAGCGTGGCCCGCCCGCGCATGACCCAGCAGCACCTCGCCGACGCAGCGTGCGTGGCCCTGGGCACCATCCGGAAGATCGAGCGCGGGGAACGCGGAGTCAGCACCGACACCCTGGAAGCGATCGCAGACGCCCTCGGCATCGAACCGGCCCGCCTCCTCGCCGACCGGACGACCACCCAGTCCCGGGTCCACGCGGCACTGCCCGCCCTGTCCGCAGCGATCGCCGCCTACGACCTGCCCGACGACGGGCCCGTCCGCCCACTGCGCATGGTGCGCGCCTCAGTTGAGGAGGCGGAGGCATGGCGCCTGGCCGCGCAGTACGCGCGGATCGCGCGCACCCTGCCCGACCTCCTCCCCGAGGCGCTGCGGGGCTTCCACAGTGCTGCGGGCGCGGAGCGGCGGGAGTGGGCCGGCCTGCTGGTGCGGGCGGCTCGCTCGGCGGACGCCGCCGCTTACAAGGTCGGCGCCCGCGATCTGTCCGCCCGTCTGATCGAGTTCATGCGGTGGGCCGGGCCTGAAGCGGGTGACCCGCTGCTCGAGGCGACCACCGCCTACGTGCGTACCGAGACGTTCTTCGCGGCCCGCGCTCACCGTCCCGGCCTGCGCGCCCTGGAGGTGGCTCTCGACGCAACGCCGCCACCGACCACGGGGGCGGCGTCCGCGGCACGGGGCGCACTCCACATGCGCGCCGCCGTGATCGCCGGTCGGGCAGGGGACAGCAGCGCCGCGGACGTCCACCTGACCGAAGCCCGCACGCTCGGCGACAAGGTCCGCGAAGACATCTACTGCGGCACGGCGTTCGGCCCGGACTCGGTCCGCGTTCACGAGGTGTCCGTCGCGGTGAGCCTCGGCAACGAGCACGCGGGCCGCGCGCTGGACGTGGCCCGCCAGTGGAAGCCGCCGACGGATCTGCCCGCGGAGCGCCGCTCGGGCTTCTACATCGAGATGGGCCGCGCACAGCTGTGGGCGGGGCGCGCGGACGCCGCGTTCGAGGCGCTCAAGGTGGCCCGGCGGATAGCGCCGCAGCACACACGAGAGCACCCGTGGGTACGGCAGGACGCGGCGACGCTACGCCGGTTGAAGCGCGCCGACGCCGAGGACCTGTCGAACTTCGCGGAGTGGTGCTCCGCCACCTGACTACCCCTCACCGGGGTACTTCCGGCGTCGACCGGGGCTCACCATCTGTCTCACGCGCACGACCGAGCAGATGGGATCCGGGATGTCGACTGCACCCCTGCCCCCGCCCGCGGTCACAGACCCGGCGGTGAGCATCGCCCGCCTGCACGGCGAGGCATGTTGGTTCTGCGGCGCCGTCGCCAAGGTCTTGCGCGCAGCCGGGACGGTCGTGGTGCGCGGCACCTCTCACGTGTGGCCCATCGCCACCTGTGGATGCCGAGACGCCACCACTCCCGTCACGAGAAGCCTTCGGCGGCCGCGCAGTCGCCGGGATCGGCCGACTGGGTTGGAGTCGACATGACGCAAGCTAGAGCTTCGGACCTCAGCACGGCAGAGGCGGACCATCTGCCCCCCAACACGAGGGCGATGCGCTCGAGCACGATCCTCATCCTCGCCGCGGAAGAACCCGAGAAGCAGTTCGAGGGCGCCGAGCTGGAGGAGCTCCAGGACACCTTCCGCGAGCACATCAAGGCGCTGATTCCCGCTGTCCGCGCCTGCGCCTACGTACTGCCGCAGCGGTCTGCCGACCGTGCCGCCGCACTGGCCGGCATCGGCGAGGCGGAACTCCGGCTCCGTCTGGGGAACGGCGACACCGACTGTGTTCGCGGTGCCGTCGCCGTCCGGCTCGCTCGGTCGGTGAAGGCGCTGTGCGGGCACTACGAGCGGATGGCCACTCGGTGACGCCCCCGTCCACCGAGGAGCGGAAGGACCTGGCGACCCGCAAGGCGGAAGCCATCCGGTCGGCGGCCCGGGCCGCTGGCTACTGCGGGCTCGTCCACCCCGATGGCGGAGCGTCTTGCACCAGGCCGCCGCATGCCGACCGCCAGCACGTGGACTACTACAACGGGCGGCCGAACATCACCGCGGCCAGCGGCACCCGGTGGACTGAGTAGTCCGTACTGGACCGGCCGCCCTCGCTCCCCCGCGGGGGCGGCCATGGCCCGCCGCCGTGTCCTCCCCTGGTGCCGGCGGCGGGTCACCGTACGAGATCCGAGAGCGGAAGGTCGAGAGCGTGAGCGATCCGGATGAGGTTGTCGAGGAGCGGGCTCGCATGGCCCTGCTCGATTCGGTTGATGGCCTGCCGGTCCATCTCCGCCAGCTCAGCGAGCCGCTCCTGCGTCAGGTTCGCGGCGAGACGGGCCTCGCGGATGCGCTCGCCGACGGCCCGGCGGCAGGCAAGGACCCAGTCGGGCGGGGAGGCAGGCGGCACCCGACCACGCTGTCTGGATCATGAATGGGTGTCTGTATCGTCGACCGTACATTTGTGGATCTAGCTTGAACGTTTGTGCTCATCCCGGGGAGACATGCCACTCACATAGGTGAAGCCGTACGGATGACCTTGCTCCACGTGAGCAACGTGTCAAGGGTGTGAACCGCCCCCCACAAACGGCCGGCCGCCGACTTGCCCCCCAGGCGTCGGCGGTCGGTCCGCTTTTCGGCCCCGCTACTTCCAGGTGATTTCAACGCTGTCGCTATCGAAGTACCCCCCGCCGGGGATCCGCCCACGACGCGCGGGCAGCAGCTTCACGGACATCAGGTACGAGACCACCGCACGCTTCCGCGACAGGTCGAGCCGCTCCCATTCGGCATCCACGTCGTCGGCGCCGATCAGTCCCGCGACAGGGTTCACGTCCACCGCGCGCGCCAGGACCCTCTCAGCGTTCTCCAGCCGCTCACGCGCCGACTTACGAGCAACCCGCCACTCCTGCACATCCATCTCCCCCGCACCCAACTGCTCCGCCAGCGCGTCGAGGGTCTCCCTGGCCTCCCGCATATCCCGCTGGGCACCGCGAACATCGACGGGATCCTCCCGCTCAGCGAGGAGCTCCGCCGCATCGTCCCGCGACAGCCGGTCCAGGACCACCGTCTGCACATACGCGTCCACCGGCTCAGCCTTGCGGACCACGTGCTTACTGATGCGGCACCCGTAGGCCAGCTCGTGCCGGCCGCCCTTCCGATTGCTCGTCACGGTGCGCACCGAGTTGGGGCTGGGGCATAGCCCACACTCGTAGAGCCCGGTGCCAAGGTACTTCCGCTCGTTGCCCGGCGACGTGCGCCGCGAGGGATCCGACAGGACGGCCACCACGCTGCGCCACAGCGGTTCCTCGAGGAGCGCGGGCCATCTGGCCGGTCCAGCCTCCTGGCCCCGGTGACGGATGATGCCCGCGTTGCGGGGCCGCACCATCATGCTGCGCACCTCAGGCCCGGCCCACTCTCCGCCCGTGCTGGTGGCCACCTTCTTCTCATTCCAGGCGGCGGCGATCGATTGCAGCGACGCCCCGGCGAGGATCGCGTCCGCCGCCCACCGCACATGCCACGCCTCGGACCCCTCGACGACCTCAGCGTCTGCGCCGCACCCACACAAGGCCACCACGGCCACACCCTCACGGGCGCCACAGGAGCCGCACACACGGCCTGGGACGAACTGTCCGGCGTGGGAGCACGAAGAGCAGCGCTGCACCACGCTGAAGCCCTCCTCGACGCCGCAGGACGGGCACCAGAGGGCGCGGGGGGTGATGCGGTCACCTTCGTAGCCGAAGGGGCGTCGGCCGCCGAAGTTCTTGCCCTGCTCGGCCATCTGATCGCGGGTGCGCCTCTGGCGTTCGACCATCCGCTCGACTTCGTAACGGGCCTGCACGCCGAGCTGCCGGGCAATCATGCGGCCGGTGGCTGTGGTGAGGTCGAGGTGACCCGCCTTGACCGTGCGGGTCTCGACTCGCCGGGGCTCGCACACGTCGATGTACTCCTCCAGCTCGGCCGGGGAGCGGTGGAGGCGGTCGGTGTGCCAGGCGAGGACGGTGTCCGCCTGGCCGTCGCGGAGGTCGTTGAGGAGCTGCTGGTAGCCGGGCCTCGGCTTGCCGCTGTAGGCCGACAGGTCGTTGTCCGTGTAGACGGCGACGACCTCGACGCCGAGTTGCTTGGCGAGGGCTTCGCAGTCCTCGCGTTGGCGTTCGACGCCGAGGCCGGCGCCTTCGCGGTCGCGGCTGATGCGGCAGTAGATGATGGCGCGGGTGGGGATGCCGGGTGCGTCGATGGCCATGCTTCAGCCTGGCACAAGAGCACTGCACTTCGCTGGGCTTTGCTAGATCGGAGCCCGGGGAAATGCCGTATTAAACCCGCAGGTCGGCGGCTGCGGGTTCGCTACGTTGCTACCGGCCCGGCCAGTTCTGGATCCACCAGCCCTCTTCGACCATGCGCGAGATCTGATCGAAGAACTCGTCGCGGGCCTGAGCGCTTACGTGGTTCCGGTCGGCGAGCCACATGAACTCGCCATCCTGCTCGACACCCATGACGGCCCTGCCTCCGGGGAGACTGTCGACGAGCTCCATCCTGAATTCGGCAGGTGGTGTGGGGGGTTTGGGTGTTTCTTCTGCGGGCACCTGCTCTTCCGGCGTGCCGTCACCCTCTGATTCTCTCGGGTTTTCCGCCAACGCTTTTGCCTCCCCGCCATTGCAGCCGCATGCCTAAATCGCTCACCAGTTCGAGCGGTCATGCGGAGTGATCGGTTTGCGCCCCCCAGGCGGATCACTGACGATGCCATATTGATCAGGCTGTGACCAGAGTGAATCAGTGAGTAATGGAAAGTCGTACTATTCGCCCGACTTGCCCTCGGCACCCTCGTTACGCTGCGTCTTCCTCCGGGCAAAGGTCTCGGCGATCTCGGCGAGCTGCTGCCGATCCTCATCGCTCATCTCGCCGGCGCGGGCCACAAGAATGCGAGTGGTGAGGTCCTCGCTCCACACCACCGAGGAGTCGGCAACCGGGTCGTAGCCGAAGAACTGACGAGAGGCCGCGATCTGCAACACCTTGACGGGCAGTTGGTAGCCGGCGGCGAGGGCCTTGAGGCGACTCTCCTTTGGCGGGTCGACAGACTCGCCGCGCTCCACCTTGGACAGCCATCCGAACTTCGCCTGCTCGCGGCTGTCGGGGTCGATGGCGCGGGCCTCGACTTCGCGCAGGCTGTAGCCGAGCTCGGCCCGCCGCGACTTGAGGAGGTCGGTGAAGTCAGTGCGCTCGGTCATGGCGTGCATTCTGCCCTCTTGGCTCCCCGGCGTGACGCCTGTTGTCTACGTTAACGCTATTGATCAGTGAGTAAATAGCAGGTCAGTCGACGCAACCCTTCGTGACCCTGCACGAAGTGTCTACGGGAACACCCGGTGTGCGCCATCCCCTCGGGGTGTGATGTCTCAATCTGGGTGGGGCGTGCGTTTGCGTAGACAAGCCGTCTACCGATGTGTACTGTCGTCCTTGTTCACGGAAACGCACAAAGCGTCTACGGAGGTGAATGAGTGCGTCCCCAGCAGAACCCCATGGTCCTCGTGAGCGCTGGCCTCCTGTGTCAGCTCATGGAGCGCACCGGAGACGGACGCGAAGTCAGCGTCCGGGAACTCGCCGACGCCGTCGGCTGCCACCCCAGCAAGATCGGCCACCTGCGCTCCGGCGAGCGCTCCACGGCCACCCACGACGAGGCCTTGGCAATTGCCAAACGGCTGGGAGTCGACCTCCTCGTCCTGTGGGAGCACACCGGCCGCACCGTCCCGGTTCCGGTCGAGTCCCCGCGGATCGCTGCGGTGCCGGCGTGAACGCGGCTCCCGCGTTCTCCCGGGCCCGGGCGGAACAGATTCTCGGTCCGGCCGCGATCGAGAAGGCCCGCCGCATCGTCGATGCCGCGCCGCCGCTCCGACCCGAGTTGCGCGAGCAGCTGCGGGCGGTATTCGCCTCGGCCCGCGCGATAGAGAGCCAGCCGCCGGCCGACGCCGCCTGATCCCCAGCAACGCCGAAGGGCCGTCCCGACTGCCAGGCCCGGACGACCCCACGACTCGGCGACTCCACCACACAGAAAGCAGAGGTCACCGTGACCACTGAGATTACCGGCCCTGAGAACACCGTTGGCGACTTGGTCGCCCCGAATGGCAAGGTCTGGCGCGCCACGGAGCACAGGCGGAACGGCGCGGCGCTGTACGTGATCGACGGCGTGGACCCGGCGAAGTGCCCGCGTTTGGTGATGTCGACGCGGATGGAGCTGGAGGAGATCTTCGGCACGGAGCTGCTGCCGCTGGGTGGTGCCGCGTGAAGAAGGTCATCCGCGACAACTACCGCATCGAGCTGACGCCGGACACGTTCCGTGTGCGGGCCTCGGTGCTCAACGACCACAACGCGATGCGCGGCATGTTGGCGGACATCGAGCAAGCCGTAAAGCGCCACGTGGATGGCGTCGAGCAGATGATCCCGCGCTGGGACACCCGTGAGGAGTGCTCGCACTGCGGCTACGCCTGGGAGGTGCTGTCCGCTGCGGAGGCGGCCGACGACTCGACGAACCAGGACGAGCACAGCGTCGAGGGCGAGCCGGTCTGCTGCGAGGCGGGCATCAACGAGTTCCGTGCTGAGCGCGGGATCCCGGCGCTGGCCAAGGGCGGTGCCGCGTGAATGCGAAGCGTGTGAACGCGGCGGCCGGGGTGATTCACGGTTCGCAGGTGGCGGGCAGGCAGACGGCTGCGGGGCTCGCGGCGGATCTGGAGTCGGCGTGCATGTTGCAGTCGCCGGAGACGGCGGCCGAGCAGGAGCAGTTGCGGAACGACATCACTGGCGCCTGCCTCGCTCGCTGGGAAGAGGAGCAGGAGAACGCGCGGCTGCGGCTGGCGCTGGAGTCGGCGAAGCGTGGCCGCCGCGAGGCTCGCGGGCTCCTTGAGATCACCGAGGACAGCCGCAAGCGGTGGCGTGACGCGGAGATCGAGAGCGCAAAGGAGCTGAAAGCGCTGCGGGCTCGGGTCGCCGAGCTGGAGAAGCGCGAGGCGGTCGTCGCCGAGTTCGTCGCGGACCGCGCGGGCTACATCACGGCGATCAACAACTGCCACCCGGACAACGCCCACGACTACAACCGCTGGCAGGGCCACGCGGAGTCGCGGCGGCAGCTGGCGGGGCAGCTTGGTCTGCCGGTTGCGTGGCCGTCGGGGTATGGGCAGGACGCCACTCCGGAGGCATCTCGCTCGGCGGACAGGCTGAGGGCGTTGCTCGCGCCGTCGCAGGCTTCCCGCGAGAGCGAGGCCGCCCCCAAATGCCGGTGCGCTGAGCCTGACGCGGACCCGTACGCCTGTGAGGCCGACGACTGCACGGGCGAGTTCTCCGAGCTGAACCCGTTCGGTGGCGGCCCGGTTCAGGGGAACGACGCCAAGGTCTCCCGGACCTGCGGATGCGGTTGGACGACGACCGTGTGGCACGTGGCTGACGGGTCGGCCGAGGCAGAGCTCCATGGCCATGTCGTCCGTGTTCACGGCGGCGTGTACCCGGTGGGGGTGGCTCAGTGAGCTATCACGCGCATTCGCCTGCTGAGTGGGCGCAGATGCTGGGCCTCGCGACGAGCGGCTACGCGGCCCTGTCTGTCCCGTACTTCCTCACCGTTGACGCGGACCTCGCCGACTTCGACCCGCGCCCGGCCGCCCGCCGCGCGCTGGAGTCCGGCGCGCTGGACCCGCTGCTGAACGCGGTCTGCAACGCGAAGACGGACGCCCGTACGGCCGCCGCGAAGGCCCGGCACATCCCGCGTGATGCGGCGCTCTCGCTGGCCGCGCTCCTCCTTCTCCTCTCCGCCCCGGAGGCGACCCGATGAACCGCATCCGCCTGGCCTTGCACCGCCTCTTCCGCCACCCCGCCCTCACCGGCCCCATGCGCCTCTACACCCGGCGCGTCCCCGACGGCGTCTTCCTCGACCTGGAGGACTACTTCGTCCACGTCATCGAGACCCTCACCGACGACGAGGAAGCCCTCGCTCTCCTCCTGGAAATCGCCGAGGACCGCGGCACCGCCCGGGAACACGACGGGTGGGAGCCGGAGCAACTCCTCATGGAGAAGCTCGCGCTGATCGTCGGCTACGAGATCCCGGTGCGCGGACAGGCGCTGGCGCGGCTCGCGGACCGACTGAAGGCCGCCGCCCCGGCGTCGGCCGTGCGCATCCCGGGGCAGCGCGAGGCAGGTGCCGCATGAGCCGTCTCGCTAAGCGCCGCAACGTCAACCACACCGACGTCGCCGCCACCCTCCGCGCCAACCCCCAAAAGTGGCACGAGATCGGCGAATACCGCGCCACCACCAGCGCCGACGACACCGCCCGCCGCATCAGGCTCGCGGAACGCGCCCCCATGTACGAACCCGCCGGATCGTTCGAAGCCCGCGTAGCACTCACCGAATTCGGAGCGATCGTCGCGGCCCGCTACGTCGGCCCGCAACCCGCTCCGCGACCCGGTGACAGCGCGCCGCCCATGCGGGACTGCGAGCGGATTCGCGGCCAGATCGAACGGGGCGAAGTGCTGGCCGGGCCGGAGGGCGCGCGCCGGATCGCCGCCAAGCACGAGGAGGCGTACGGAGCGGTGTTCGCCCGTCGCACGGCTGATGAGGCGTGGGCGGATGCTGTCGCCGGACTGTACGGGGCCGACGACCTGGAGGACTTGCGGACACGCCTCCCCCTCCTGGACCCGGACCGTCACGCCCTCGACACCGCAGCCGACAACGCATTCGCCCAACTCGCCTGCGAACACCCCGAAGTGTGCGTCGCCCGGGGCGGATTCAAGAACGACACCACGGTGGGGGCGACGAGCTGATGACGAGTCCTCTCCGCGTGCTGAAGCAGATTGTCAAGCCGGTCGGGAGACACAGGCCCCACCGCCACGTGCCGGCCATACGGGCTGAGGCGCTCCTCGACGAGAACGAGCCGGTCCAGTCTCTCGACGACGAGGACGCCGCGGCGAACGAATGCGCGCCCTGCCCGGCCTGCCAGAAGACCACCTTCCACGCCATGTACCGCGACGGGTCGCGCCGTTGCTGGACGTGCAACACCACGACGGAGGCCGAGTGATCGCCACGGGGAACGACGAGTACAGCCAGCAGCTCGCCGAGCGCATCGGCCAGTTCATCATCGACGCCGACCGCAACGCGGACCGCAGCCAGCAGAAAGCCATCGGCCCGTCCGAGGTCGGGGAGCCGTGCGAGCGGCAGCTCACCTACAAGATCCTCGACTGGCCCGAAAGCAACAACGACCGCGACCCGATCGCCGCGATCATCGGCACCGGCTTCCACCTCTGGATCGGCGAGAAGTTCGAGATCCGCAACGCAGCACTCGGAGGGCAACCCGCCCGCTACAAGGTCGAGACCCGCGTCACCGTCCTCGACAGTCCCATCGAGACCGCGCGACTCACCGGAAGCGCCGACCTGTACGACCGGCTGCTCCGCGCCAACCTCGACTGGAAACTCGTCGGAGCCTCCTCACACGACAAGTACCGGCGCCAGGGCCCGGGCGAGAAGTACCGCATCCAGGCCCACCTCTACGGGCTCGGCCAGGAGAACGCAGGCGAGAACGTCGACCGCGTCGTCATCGTCTTCATCGCCCGCTACCACGAGCTCAAAGTCCACGTGTGGTCCGAGCCGTACGACCGGACCGTCGCTGAGACGGCGCTCGCCCGCCTCGCCCGCATCCGGGACCGCGCGCAGGAGTTGGAGCTCGACTTCCACCCCGAGCGCTGGAACCAGATCCCCATCCCCGAGAAGCCCAACTGCCGCTTCTGCCCGTACGTGAAGCCCGGAAGCACGGACCTCTCCCAGGGATGCCCCGGAGGCCAGTCCGCGAACGCGGGCGCCTCCCTTCAGGCCCTCATCGCCTGACACCACAGACCCGCCGCTCAACCGAAGTCGGCGTACCCATCAACACCAGCAGGAGCAACAGCAGATGACCACACCGCAGCAGTCGCAGCAGATGCCCTCCGCAGACGACTTCCTCATGGGCGGAGGTGGCGCCCCCACCGCGAAGTTCCCCACCCCGGGAACCGCCGTCGGCGGCCGCATCACCGAAAAGCCGACCGTCGAGCAGCAGCGCGACATCTCCACCGGAGACAAGAAGTTCTGGTCCGACGGCAACCCGATGATGCAGCTCGTCGTCACCGTCCAGACCGAAGAGCGCGACCCCGCCATCGAGGAGGACGACGGCCGCCGCCGCCTCTTCGTCAAGGGCCAGATGAAGAACGCGGTCGCCGACGCGGTCCGCGCAGCCGGAGGCCGCGGCCTCGAAGTCGGCGGGATCCTCACCGTCACGTACTCCCACGACGGGACCCCGTCGCAGCGCGGATTCAACCCGCCCAAGCAGTACTCCGCGACCTACGTCGTCGCCGCGACCGTCGCCCTCAACACGCCCGACCCGGCCGGCCAGCCCCAGCAGCAGTACGCGCCCGCCCCGCAGCAGTACCAGGCGCCCGGCCCGGCCCCGGTGACTCAGGCCGTGCCTGGGCTGACCCCGGAGCAGCTGCAGGCAGCCATGGCCAACCCGGCCACCGCGGCACTCCTCGCACAGCAGCAGGCCGCGAGCGCCACCCCGGCCCCGGCCGCGCCGGGTGACGTCCCGCAGTTCTAACCCGCCCACCAGACACCGCCCGCCGCCGTACCCCGCTTCCCCCCAGAGGGGGCGCGGCGGTGGGCGGGCCAACCACCCAGAACAGGAACACCCATGAGCGGCACCGAAGCGCAACCCGCGGAGTTCGCGGCCTTCCTCGTCCAGCACGCCCGCGGCGAAGCGCACGAGGCCATCAGCGAGGAGTTCCACCAGCTCCTCGCCGCCGTCAATGAGCACGGCAAGAAGGGCTCTCTCACCGTCACCCTCACCGTCGAACCACCCAAGGGCGGTATGGACGGGGCGCCGGTCGCGATCTCCATCGACAGCGTCCTCAAGGCCCCGAAGGCGACTGCGCCGCCGTCCATCTACTTCGTCGATGGCAACGGCAACGCCACACGCAACGACCCCCGCCAGACCGCGGCCTTCGACGTCCGCGACCTGCCCACTACCCGGACCGAGATCAAGGACATCCAGAAGTGACCAACACCGACCTCAGCGTCGCCGCCGTCGCCCAGCTTGCCCAGCAGGCCCTCGCGCCCAAGGACGTCGAGCCCGGCGGCATCTACCTCGTCGCCACCGCCAACGGCGACGTCCGGGAGTTCGACCTCACCGGACCGCAGTACACCGGCGCCCTCACGAGGAAGACCGGCCGCACCACCGTCCGCGACGCCGACTCCTTCCTCACCTACTACGCCAAGCACAAGGACGACGCCAGCGAGGTCTACTCCGACGTCGAGCAGCTCACCGTCACCGCCGTCCTCGACGCCCACTCCAGCGAAGAGCCCGGATTCGGCGAGCACCGCCTCCACCTCGCCCTGCGCCGCACCAAGGCCTGGGAGGAATGGCTCGCCCTCGACGGCAAGCTCGTCGACCAGGACCGCTTCGCGAACTTCCTCGAGGACCAGCTGCCGTACCTCGAGACCCCCGACTCGGCGACCATGCTCGAGATCGCCCAGTCCATCAAGGCCACCACCAAGGCCGACTTCCAGAGCAGCAGCCGACTCCAGTCCGGCGAGCGGAAGTTCGCCTACGTCGAGGACACCAAGGCCACCGCCGGGGCGAAGGGCGACCTCGCGATCCCCGAGACGTTCCTGATCGCCGTCCCGCCGTTCGAGGGCGCCGGCGCCTACCGGATGACGGCCCGCTTCAAGTACCGGCTCGGCGGCGGCCAGCTCGCCCTCGGCTTCAAGTTGGAGCAGCCCGAAGAGCGCGCCCGCGCCGCGTTCGCCGACGTCCTCCAGGCGATCAGCGAGGGCATCGACACGCCGATCCTCAACGGCACCCCAGCCTGACCCCCTGCCCGCCCCGGTGACCACGCCGGCGGCCCTGGTGCAACGCCAGGGCACGGGCCTCACCACCCCGCAGGCGCCACATACGAGGAGCACTCCGTTGAGCGACACCACACCCGACACTCTGGCCGCAGCACTCACGCTGCACGCGGCCGGCTGCTCGGTGGTCGCCGTCCGCACGGACGGAAGTAAACACCCACGGGGCTCCTGGAAGACCTACCAGACCGAACGCGCCACCGAGCAGCAGGTCCGCGCCTGGTTCACCAACGGACACCCCGGAGTGGGCATCGTCTGCGGAACCGTCTCCGGCAACCTCGAGATGCTCGAACTCGAAGGCCGCGCCGTCGACGAGGGCGTCCTCAACCAGCTCGCCGAAATCTTCCTCGGCTCCGGCCTCGGCGAACTCTGGCAGCGCATCGCCACCGGCTGGCTCGACCGCTCACCTTCCGGCGGCCTTCACTTCCACTACCGCGTCGACGGTGCGGCGGTACCAGGGAACACCAAGCTCGCCAGTCGCCTTGCCCGCGAGGACGAGTACACGGACGAAGAGCGGGAGCTGAAGCAGCGCCACCCTCACAAGAAGATCCTTCGCGGGCTCATCGAGACCCGCGGTGAAGGCGGCTTCGTCGTCACCGCACCCAGCCACGGAAGCGTCCACCCCTCAGGCCGCCCGTACGAACGCCTCGCCGGCGGCCCCGACACCACACCCGTCCTCACCGCAGACGAACACCAGGCCGTCCACGCGATCTGCCGCATGATCGACGCAGTCCCGGCCGACGAGGTGACGGATCACTTTGCCAGCACCGGCAATGTGATGGCCGAGCCCCTCGACGAGGCCGACGCGTTCCTCTTCTCCTCCGGCAGCGGAGACACGGCTCCCGGCGGCCTCACCCCGGGCGACGACTTCGAGCAGCGCGCCTCATGGGCGGACATCCTCCAGCCCCACGGCTGGAAGCTGATGTTCGTCTCCGGGCAGACCCACTACTGGCAGCGCCCCGGGAAGGACGGACGCGAGCCCTCCGCCACCACCGGCCGCGCCTCGGACCGCGACCGCCTGTACGTGTTCACCACCTCCACCGAGTTCATCCCCGAGACCCCGTACACGAAGTTCGGCGCATACGCCCTCCTCAACAACGGAGGCGACCACTCAGCCGCCGCGCGAGAGCTGCGCCGCAAGGGCTACGGCGCCCCCGCACCCGAGCCCGTACGCCACCTCACCGCCGTCCCCAACCCGTCCGCACACCCTGTGGACGGAACCGCAGCCCTCAACATCCACCCGCACCCCACCGCCGACACCGCACCCGGCCCGGGAACTTACACGCGCACCGATGACGGGAACGCACTCCGCCTCATCGACGAGCACGAGACGGAGATCCGGTACGTACCCCAGCGCGGCAAGTGGCTGCACTGGAACGGCCACCGGTGGGAGTGGGACGACGCCGGCCTCGTCCGCGAAATGTGCCGAACCATCGCCCGAGCCCTCCCCAACGGGGAGGGCGAGGCCAAGCACCGCGCCCGCTCCCTCTCCCAATCAGGCATCAGCGCCATGGTCAGCATGGCGCAGACCGACCCCCGCGCCGTCGCCCTCATGGAGACCCTCGACGCGCACCCCCTACACCTGAACACCCCCGCGGGCATCGTCGACCTCGCCACCGGAAAGATCACCCCGCCGGACCCGGCGGCCATGCACACCCGCACCACCAGCGTCGCTCCCGACCCAGAACTTCCCATCCCCCGCTGGACCCAGTTCCTCACCGACACCTTCGGCGAAGCCTCCGACATCGCCACCTTCGTCCAGCGCCTGGCCGGCTACTCCGCCAGCGGCGACACCCGCTTCCACATCCTCCCGTTCCTCAACGGGCCCGGCGGCAACGGCAAATCCGTCTTCCTCGACGTCCTGCGCATCCTCCTCGGCGACTACGCAGCCACCGCCCCCAACACCTTCCTCATGGCCGGCCAGCAGCAGCACGAGACCGAAGTCGCCCGCCTCCAAGGCCTGCGCCTGGTCGTCGTCTCCGAGGTCAACCAGGACGCCCGCTTCGACGAAGCCAAGATGAAACTCCTCACCGGCGGCGACGCCCTCACCGCGCGCTTCATGCGCCAAGACCACTTCACCTTCGAGCCGACTCACCACCTGTGGCTCATGGGCAACCACCTCCCCGCGGTGAAAGCCGGAGGCGACTCCTTCTGGCGCCGCCTGCGCCTCATCCCCTTCACCCGCAACGTCCCGCCCGAGCGGAAGATCGAAGGCCTCGCCCGCATCCTCGCCGACGAGGAAGGCCCCGGAATCCTCGCTTGGATCATCACCGGAGCTGTCGACGTCTTTGACGCAGGCCTGCGCGAGCCGACCGCCGTCATGGCGTTCACCGAGACCTACGCCGAAGAAGAGGACTCCCTCGCACGGTTCATGGGCGACTGCTGCCACCGCGGCGGCGGCACCCACGTCACGATCAACACCTCGAAGCTCCGCGGCGCATACGACGACTGGTGCCGCGCCGAAGGCGAGACCCCCCTCAAGCCGCAGGTCTTCGGCCGCGAACTCCGCACCCGCTTCGGCATCGAACAAGTCCGCTCGAACGGGCGCCGCTTCTACGTGGGCGTCGCTCTCCTCACCCGGCCCGGAGATGAGGAGGACGACGAATGATCACCGAGAACAGTGACAGCAGTGACCGAGACGTGACCGTTTCGATAAGCCTACGGTCACTGACAAAAAGCGCTCCTGACCTGCAACAACTATCACGCAGTGACAGCAGTGACCGTAAATCCCTAGTTCCAGCCCCACACGCACGCAAGACGTTCAATGCCAGAAACCCCCTGATCGGTCACTGCTGTCACTACGGGCACTCCGCCACCCCCACAGGCAACCGCCCATGAACAACCCTGACCAGCCGAAATGGCTCACAGAACGCATCAACCAAACCAGTGACCGAACCCGCAAAGGCACCTGCCCGCACTGTCACTGCCCCGTACTACGCGCCCGAGCCGGCCACGTCGCCGCCCTCGACGTCACCGCCGACCCCGAGCCACTCGACGTCCACGGCGAACTCCTCGCCCGACTCGAAGGCCGACTCACCTGGCACCTCGTCACCAGCGCCCTCGGCACCCAACGCCTCACCTGGCGCACCCACTTCCACATCCGCGCCGGACCACCAAAACACCCCGTCCTACGCGACCACCGATGCCCACCCCAACCCGTGCAAGGGACGCTCCTGTGACCACACCACCACCCCAGCTCTTCACGCTGGCCCTGCCACCCGGACTGAAACTCCTCAACTCCAACCAGAGGCCCCACCACCGCGTACGAGCCGACATCACCCGCGCCCTCCGCGCGGCCGCAATGAACGCGTGCAGCGAAAACCCCACCATGCGCGACGCTCTCATCACCGCCGGCAGCGGCCCCCTCCTCCAGCGCGCATACATCCTCGGAGTGCTCCACCCTCCGTCTCGGCGACGCGCCGACCCCGCGAACTGGTACCCCAGCTTCAAAGCCGCCGTCGACGGAGTCATCGACGCCGGAGTCCTCGAAGACGACGACCACACCCGGCTCGTCGGACCCGACATGCGCATCGGCCCCATCGTCAAAGGCGGCCAACTCACCCTCGTCATCCAAGAACTCACCCCCACGCAGCACGCCGCCTTCCAGTGGCCCGCCCGCCAGGCGGTGACCACAGGATGACCACGACCGTCCATCTCTTCTCTGGCGGCTGCGGCGACCTCCGCGGCTTCGACAACGCCGGTTATCACGCCCTCTACGCCGCCAACCACGCCAAGCCCGCAGTCGACACCGCCAAGGCCAACTGGCCCGGCATCCGCGCCCAACAGTGCGACATCAACAACCTCGACATGCGCAGCGTCCCGAAGGCGGACGGCATCGTCGGCTCCCCGATCTGCTGGGAGGTCACCCCGGCCGGCGGCAACGCCGCACCCAAGGCACAGGCTGAGCTCGGCGTCGACGACAGCGAGCAGGCCAAGGCCGCCGAGTGGTCCCGGACCCGTATGACGGCCTGGGACCCGATCAGGTACGCCGAGGTCCACCGGCCCCTGTTCTACGTCGGGGAGAACGTCCCGGCGTTCGGCATGAAGCGCAACCGGTCGCTGTTCGACGCGTGGCTGCACGTGTGGGATGCGCTCGGCTACAACGTCGCCCTCGCCAGCGTGAACGCCGCTCACATCCACGGCACCGGCTACGAGCGGCTCCCGCAGTCCCGTGACCGCCTCGTGTGGGCCATGGTCCGAAAGGACATCGGCCGCGTGCCCGACCTGCGGCCGCGCCCCGACACCCTGTGCTCGAACTGCGGTCCGGTGCAGGGGATCCAGAACTGGACCACCGACCACCTCGTCCGCAAGGTCGGAGAGTACGGCGACCAGTACCACTACATCTGCCCCACGCCCCGATGCCACGAGCGCGTCGAGCCCGTCGTCCGTGGCATCCGCGACGTCATCGACGCCTCGGTGGAAGGGGACCGATTCGGCAACGGCTACCTCAAGGGTCAACGGCGCGTGCCGTACGCAGACGCCACCCGAGACCGCGTCCAGATCGGCATCGACCGCTTCGGCGGCAAGCCGTTCATGGTCACCCTCCGCAAGAACGGCACCGCGGCCTCCCTCGGCTCGCCGATCGGCACCCTGTCGGCGCAGGGCGGCAACCACCACTACCTCGTCCGGCCGAACGCGAGCGGAACGGTCGATGAGTGCGCCTACCGGCCGCTGACCGTCGCCGAGAAAGCCAAGGCGCAAGGCTTCCCACCGCACCACGTGCTCGCCGGCACGCCTGCCCAGCAGAAGACACAGGTCGGCAACGCCGTGCCCGTGAACGTGGCGACGTGGGCCGCGCAGCACGTGAAGGCGGTGCTCGCCTGATGCCCGGCCCCCGCGGCGCGTCCCGCGCCGACATCGTCCGCCTCCTGCGTGACGGACACTCCAACCGAGAGATCGGCCGCTGTCTCCACATCAACCCACAGCGTGTCGGTCGTATCCGCGCCGAGCTTGACCTCCCGTCGTACATGCCGGAGCCCGCACTCACCCTCGAGCAGCGGTGGGCCGCCCACGCAAAGCCCGTACTCGGCGGCCACATGCGGTGGGACGGCGGCATCCGTTGCGGTACCGCGAACCTCGTCTACCGGCAGCGCAACTACGGCGCCCGCCGGATCGCCTTCACCATCGAGCACGGCCGGGAGCCGGTCGGCCGTGTCCTGCCTGAGTGCGGTCTCGGCTGGTGCGTGGCGCCGGCCTGCGCGACCGACGAGCCGATGCGCCGAGCCGACGCCAAGTACCAGGCGATCTTCGGGAGGGCGGCGTGAGCAGCCGCATCCCGGAGCCGTGCCCCGCCCGCCTCGGACCGCACGACGGGGAGCTCCGCTTCTACGTCCAGGGCTGGCTGTGCGACGCGCACTCCCCATGGGCAGCGAAGCAGCTGCCTCGCCCGGCCCCGGGTGCGGGACTGCCCTGGTCCGCCGTCCGACCAGCCCCACAACGCCGCCTGACCCACCCCACCCACACCCCACCCACTACTGACCTTGAAGTCAGTAAGGAGCGATCGTGACCGTCCGCCACTTCACCCGCGAGCAGCTGGAAGAGATCGGCGTCCCGTTCGAACTCGACGGCGACGACACCTGCGCCTCGGAACTGTCCAATGAACTCGTCGGCTCCGAGCGCTGGACCGACGTCCACGAGCTCGTCTTCCGCGCCCCCGACACCGGCGACGCCTACCAGGTCACCTACGAGGTCGGCTCCACCGAGCACCAGGACGGCATCGACCCGTGGATGCGGCACGGCAAGACGATCCGCGCCGTCGAGGTCGAGCAGCGACCGGTCGTCACCCAGCAGTGGCTTCCCGTCGACGCCCCGCGTGACCCCGGCCTCGACACCGTGCTGCCCGCCTGGGAGGCCATGTACGAGCCCGGCAACGTCTCCGACTACCTCATCGGCTACGCCAACTCCGAGGCCGCCGCGAAGGGCGCTGCTGAGGCGTGGCTGCGGTCCGAGAAGGACGAGCCGGGCCGTCTGGAGTGGGTGCCGCAGAACCCGGTGGACGGCTACGACACGGGGTTCGAACTCATCGAGCGGCACGACGACGGCATCGACACCGGGCCCGGAATCACCATTCGCCGCCGCACTTTGCCCACCGCGTGACACCCGGTTACAGCGGCCCACGCGCGACACACCGAAAGGACACCCCGATGACCAACCCCACCCCGCTCAGCGCCGAACGCGAGCAGGAGATCCGCGAGTCCATCCCCACCGTCTACGGCCCGCCCTGGACCGTCCACCCCGACATGGACGACGACGTCTGGCGCGTCCAGTACGCCACCGATCACCCGCTGGCCGGGCTCGTCTGCGAGGTGCCCGACTACGGGGCGCACCTTGCCGAGTTCATCGCGACGGCGCGGGCCGCGGTGCCGGAGCTGCTCGCCGAGATCGGCCGCCTGCGCGGTGTGCTGGAGGAGATCCGGCACCTGCACAAGGACTCCCCGATGGGCCCCTGCCCGGTGTGCATCAACGGCGACGCGGGGCCCGACGAGGACCCCACCGTGCCGTACCCGTGCCCGACGGCCCGTCTCGCCGGTGCGCAGGACTGCGACCCGCCGAGCGCGCAGCCAGCCGAAGCGTGCGGCAAATGCCGCCAGCCGTTCGACCCGGCCGACACCAGCTTCGACGGGCGCGCCCGGTACCACCTGACGCCGTACTGCCGCGGCTGCGTCGACCGCTGCCACGACAACGAGATCGCGGATCACCGGTGCGTGATCTGCGCATGAGCAGCAGCACGGCCCGGCGGTGTTGGAGTCACCGCCGGGCCGGCCACCCCGATCCCACCACATCACCCAGGAGCAAGGCCATGACCGACCCCACCAGCCTCTTCGACGAAGCCGACCGCGAAGCCCTCGCCGAACTCCGCGCATACCTCACCGGCCGCCCCCATCCCGACCCTTCCGCCGGCTCGGCTGCCGCACTGCGCCGCGTGCGCACCGTGCTGGAGACAGAGCACGTCGTAGGCCGGAGCGCCCTGGAGTACCGAGGACTCATCACCGCCGCCCTGCTGGACCGTACTGCCGATGCGCCCACCCCGTGCAGCCAGCCCAACCCCTGCGAAGACGGCGAACTCTGCGCCCACCACGAAGAGGAACAGGCCCACGCCAACGGCGAACACGAGTACTGCGGCATCACCTGCGAGATCCAGATGCCGCCCGCTCCGATGTACAACTCGATCGTCGCCCACGGCATCCCCGGCACCGGCGGAATGCTCAACGAACTCCTGCGCCGCGCCGCCGCCGGCCTGCTGCCCACCGCCGAGGAGCGCGTGCCCGCCCCGGACGTCGTCGCGTTCCGCAACCCCGACCAGCCTGCCTCGCTGTGGTGCCGCGAACACGGGCTGCGCTGGTGGGGCTTGACCCCGCTCACGTCCGAGGATCTCCCGGACGGCGGCGTGTGCGGGCAGTGCGGCGTGGACGTCCTGATCCCGCAGGAGACGAGCCGTGGCTGACACCCCGCGCCCCACCGACACCGAACTCCTCGCCGAACTCGGCCCCCTCGCCGCCGTCATCGCCGACAAGGTCCACACCATCCCCGTCCGCCTCGGCCCCGGCGGCACCGACGACCTGGTCTCCGAGCTGACGCTGGCGGTCGCCGTGTACGTCGGCCGCGAGGTGCTCCCCGCCGGCGCACTCGCCCTCGCCACGCCGCCCTACGAGCCGTCGACCACGTGGACCATCCAGACCCACCGTCGAGGCCACTGGCAGCGCTGGCTCGCCGACCGCGACAACCTCGCCGAGGCCCGCGAGGACTACGACCGTGTCATCGAGCACTCCGGCAGCAAGTGGGCGTTCCGCCTCGTCCGCAACACGACGACGTTCGCCGTCGAGACCACACACACCCCGCCTGCTGGTGGGGCGCCGCAGCTGGTCTGCAAGTGCCCGGCCGAGATCTGCCAGTGCGGACACCACCAGGCGCAGCAGCCGAAGGAGGCCTGACTGTGGCCCGTGAACTCAACGCCTGCGGCTTCTCCTCCGAGACCATCGCCGCCGAATACGAGACCGATGCTGCGCTCGCCGAGTGGCCCGGTAGCGACCGGACGTTCCCACCAGACGGGCACTACTTCTACGCCGCGCTCCGGGCCGAGATCGAGCAGCGCGACCTCGACCGCCGCGTCAGCGCCGAGGAGCCGTCGTGATCGCCGACGCCATCGACACCCTCATCACCCTCGGCTGGGCCGCCCTCGCCTGGCTGTTCGTGTTCGCCGCAGCTTGCGCGCTGGTCCTCACCGCGATCGCCGCCGCGATCCTCACCGTCGCGCGCGGCATGAAGACCGCGTGCGCGCGGCTCCGCGATCACCTCCGGCCCGAACTCACGCCAGAGCAACCCCAGGAACCTCGAAGCCCACACACAGCCCCACAGCGCCCCACGCCCGCATGGGCCCACACCGACAAGGAGGCAGCCTGATGCCCCGACCCGCCACCACACTCCAACTCGGCGCGCTCGCCCTCACCGCCGGCGCCGCATGGTCCGGCTGGGAGCACAACTGGTTCCCCATGGCAGCGCTCGCCTACGGGGCGTTCCTCCTCCTTGTCCTCGCCGCCGGGCGCAAGCACCACGACCAGACCGTCCGGGCCCGGCACGAGCAAGCCCGCCGTGCCGCCCGCCTCGACGACGAGACGCTCGCCGAAGTCCCGCCCCCGTGCTGCCAGTTCTGGAAGCACTCCGAAGGCAAGGCCCACGGAGCCAACTGCACGCGGCCGCCGCTCGCCCGCCGCGACACCTACCGCCTCACCCCGACCGAGCGGGACGCGTTCGAGGAGATCACCGCAGGCTTCGACGACCGGAGCGTGGCGTGAGCGGCCCGTCGTCGAGTCCCCGGGGCGAGCACACGCCCGCCCCGGGCAACACCTGGGACCGCCCCCGCACCGAGGTCGTCATCCCCGACGACGCTCCTGATCCCCGGCCGGGGCGGGCCGAACGGCGTGCCCTCGCCCGCGCAGCACGGAGGAAGAAGTGACCGAGCCCGAAGACACCTGCCGCCCCATCGAGGTCGACGGCGAGACGATCGTTGTGCGCGGCCAGGGCGAGTTGACCGAGCGAGAGAAGGAACTCGCCGCCGACATCGTTCGCGCCGCGAAGAAGAAGTTCGAGGCTGAGCACGCCGACCCTGACGCCAAGCAGCTGCGCGCGCTCGCCTTCAACGCCGTCGCCCCTGCCCTACGCGAGAGCGGGGAGTGGCTGCCGCTGTCCGCGCGCCGGGCCGTGGCAAATGCGGTGCTGGACGTCGTGCTGCCGCTCGCGTCCACCACCGCCGAGCTCGCCCGCGACTCCGGGGCCACCGTGCAGCGCGTCATCGCCCTCTACGAGCAGTGGGTCAAGGCCGGCCCGCCGCCGCTCGGCACGCCGATGTCCCGCTGGTGGGACAAACGCCTCGCCGAGCTGCACAACGCGATCCTCCCGCCCACCGACCAGACCCAGGAGTGACCATGACCGACACCCGCATCGCTCTCACCCTCATGTTCGCCAGTGACGACAAGCCGTCCATCGTCGCCACCCGCGTCGGGGAGGTCGTCGCTGCCGAAGTCGCGGCCCCGCTTGTCAGCATGAGCTGGAGTGCTTTCGACCTCAACAGCGACGACACCGATGACGAACCCGACTGGGAGGCCGCCGCCAAGAGGGCTGAGACCGAACGGGACGGCGCGTACCGCGAACGCGCCCACCTCGTAGCCCTGCTGGCCGCCATGACCCCCGGCGCAGTCATCGCCCCCGCACCCGACGTCGACGAGCCCGGCTGGCAGATCACCTACCTCACCATCGGCGGCCGACAGGCGAGCTGGCACATCAGCCCCCGGGACGCCGACCTGTTCGCCCACCTTGAGGCCGTCGAGGCCGACGATCCGCGCGCGCAGTGGAACGGCCACACCACGGAGGAGAAGTACGAGGGGATCGCCGCGCACACCGTCGAGTTGATGCAGCAGTGCGGGCCGGAGTGCTCGGAGCAGCACACCGAGGTCGGGCGCTGCGAGATCGCGAGGAACCGATGACGATCCGGATGGAGATCCTCGGCGACGACGGCGAGTGGCAAGAGGTGCCCGGCATCAAGTCCGTCGAGCTGCACCAGGAACAGCCCGACCCGCGCGACGAGGCATACCGACGACACGACGCCTTCGACGCCATGGTCTTCGCCATGCCGCTGCTCTCCGGCCGCATCGACGTCCCGGTCCGTCGCGCACACCTGCGGGAGGAGATCGACCGCGCTGAGGAGCAGGCCCGCGTCATCGACCAGGACGGCAACCCCGTAGCGCCGCGCACCAACTCGCCAGAGGAGAACTGATGGACCAGCCCCGCCGCTTCCACCTCCAGCGCACCACCGACATCACCGGCGTCTCCGGCACCGGCCGCGTCGCCGACGGCATCCTCTGGCCCGACGGCACCGCCTCCGTCCGCTGGGTAGGCGAACGCCCCAGCGTCGTCTTCTGGGACCACGGAGTCGCCGACGCCGAACACGTCCACGGGCACGGCGGCCACACCGCAATCGTCTGGGACGACCCCGAGCCCGCCCCGGTCGGAGAATGCGAGCACTGCCCCGACGGACACACCCCGGCCGACCAAGGCTCCCAGCAGTGGAACGCCCACGTCGGCCCCGAGCGTGACGGTGACGGTCAGCCCACAACGATCCACGTGGCCCGGTCCGCTGGTGCACACGTCGCAGAGTCCGACGCCGAATGGATTCGCCAGCGCCTCAACCCTGCCGACAAGCCGCGAGAGCCGCAGCCGCAGCCGTTCTCCGGCACCGGGCGGCTCGGCCGAGGCGCCTGACCCAGCACGCGACGAAGGGGCGTGCCTACGAACTCCCCAGCTCCACGGCACGCCCCCTGGTGATCGTCACTGTACCGCCCTACGTACCAAGGGGATGCACGATGACCACCGCCGCCACCCACCTCCGCACCACCGCACTCCACTGGACCGACCTCCACGAAGCCGCCGGACAACCCGTCCAGGTCGGAGCCTTCGGCCTCGGCCTCCGCGGCTACCTCGCCCGCCTCGACGAAGCCGACGCCGAACAGCTGGAGTACGAACGCCACCAGGCCGCCCACCTCCGCTCCCTGGAACGCGACCCGATCCAGCTCGGCGACCGGCCCACCCCTGTCCGCCTCCACATCCTCGACACCATGCGCGTCGTCGAGGCCGCCCTCGTCGCCTGCGCCGACGACATCGCCCGCACCGCCCAACGCGCCCCGATCTCCATCCCGGCCGCCCGCCGCGCCGACTACCGCACGCTCCGCGAAGCCCGCATCGCCCACAACGACCGCAAGCGCCGCACCGAGCTCGCCCTCGCCGACCAGCGAGACCCGCGACGCTGGCGCTACACCGGACAGCGGACCGCCCCGTACGCCGCGCTGTGGCTGTTGGCCCGCCTCGAGCGCGCGCCTGGTCCGTGCCGGCGCATCACCGAGCAGGAGGCCACTCGGATCGGGAAGGTCGCGGCCGGCGCCGCCGAACGCGTCGAACGGGCCCTCGACATCGCCTCGCAGTCCCGCACCCTGGAACGGCGATGCGGCTGCGGCGGAGCGATCGACATCCACGGCGGCGAAGGCCGGCCACCCCTCGCGCACTGCACCGGGTGCGGTCGAGTGTGGACCGAGGCCGGGGTGGCGGCATGAGGCGGCGGGTGTCCCAGATGCTCGGCTGGTGTCTGCTGTTCGCGGCTCTCGCTGTCGTGGCGTGGGTGGCCGTGACATCCTGACGGGACGAGGAAGAACAGCAGAGAGCCCCGGCCGGGTAACAGCGGCCGGGGCTCTTCTGCGTTCAGGGCTACGGCCGCCAGTCCTCGCGGTAGCCGGGCCGGTCCGCGTACACGGCGGCGAGCAGGCGCAGTACGTAGTCGTGGTGGAGCAGCCGCTTACTGGACTCCAGATGCCGCCAGCACGCCTCGGTGTCGTCGTAATGGATGGGCCGCTGCCCCTCGTAGTTGATGCACGGCAGCCCCGGGTGTGGATCGGACCCGGGTGGCAGGTAGGCATCCACGATCTGCCGCTTGGCGTCGATCTCGCGCAGCACCCGCGCCGGATCGTGGTCGGCGATGAAGCTACGCGGCGTATACGACTCGGACACCACGTCCGCGCCCGTGTCGCTGCTCACGGACTCCATCGCATCGTTGTTCGTCCACACGGCGCCGAACGCATCGGCCGTCAGTCGCGCCTCCTCAGCCTCCGCGTCGAGCTGCTCACCGAGCCAGCGTGCGAGATCCTCCACAGTCGTCACCCCTCACAGATCATTCGGCGCGAGATCGAAGAACAGCGTCGTTGGATTATCGAGGCTCGCCGCGCTACATGCCTCGCGGAACAGGCGGGCGTACAGCTCCTGCCGAGTCTCGCCGCGCCTGGGCATCACCAGGCCATGTAGAGAGCGGTGCACAAGGTTGCCGTCACCGTTCACCCCCTGCACGGTGATCACAAAGTGGTACTCGTTCCTCGCCACCGCTACTCCTCCGCGTCCTTCTTGACCCGATCTCTCCCGGACCGCGAGTAACCCGCTGTCAGGTCCTGGATCGTCGTTGGCGACACGCCGAGTTCCTTCGCGACCTTCCGTACGGAGGCGTCGTCGGGCTCTAGCAGTTCCAGTACCGCCTGCCGCCGAACCTCGCGGAGCGCTTTGCTGTGTTCGGGCCACTCCTTGAGCACCCTCGCCACAGCGAGCGCGCGCGCTTTTGGATCTTCGATCTCGCCAAGACCCGCGAGAGCATCCAGCACGCGCTGCACCTCCTTCTCCATGCCCTGTCCCTTCCGTGGGCAGGTCGCGTTGCCAGTGTACGGGATATCCCGTACAGTCGGCATCAGGCAGCCCACGCTGCTGACCAATAAGAACGGCCCGGCAGGGGTTGCGCCCCCTGCCGGGCCAGCCATCCACCTGCTTCACCAGGAGAGATGACCATGGCCGATCGTATCGACCCGCAACCCCAACATCCCACCCCCGTCGCCGAAGACGCGATCGCGAGCGTGGCCGAACTCCACCAGCGCGCCGCCGTCGACTACGCCCAGAACTGGGGACAGCCCGACGTCCGCGCCCAGGCCAGCGACGAGCAGGACGGTGGCCACTGATGGTGTTCCTCGACCGCACTCAGATGACCGAACTCGCCGCCGACCGGGACCGCCTCGCCAGCCAGGCTGAGGCCACGGCGGCATCCAACAGCGACAGCACCACCCAGCGGTTCGCGACCCAGTGCGCTGCCGACCTCCGCGACCACGCCAACCAGCTGCGCCACGGCATCAACCCGTACGAGGGCGACTCCGAGGTCTGGCAGCCGGGCCCGCAGGGCGGTGGTCACTGATGGGCGCCCTGTCCTGGCTGTTCGGCGGCAACGACCACGAACTCGCCGAGACGCAATACGAAGGCCGCGAGTCCGCGAGTGACCGGGCAGCACGCCGCGAACGAGCCCCCCGCAGCAGCACCTTCGGCAGGCCCTCCCGCAACAACCGCGAGGCCGCCCGCGAAGGCCAGGAGTGGGAGGACGACCTCTGGCGGCACATCCCCAAGACCGCCTGGTTCCGCGGGAAAGGCTGAAGAGACCGCCATGGGAGAGCGCTTCTGGTACGGCCTCGGAATCCTCGCCAGCATCGCGTCCGGCGTCTTCGCCGTGACATGGATGACCACCCACTGACCCACCCCTGATCGGCCGGCCCCGCGCGCTTCCACCCCCACGGCGCTCGGGGCCGGTCCCCTTCCCGCTCCCAGGAGAGCACCGTGACGACCCCACAAGGCGACCGTCGACTCACCACCCTGCA